AACTTTCACGCATCGTGAACTAAAGCCGATTAACGAAATCCAGCCTCACGAATTTGCGGCAATGGTTGGCGATGAAGTAATACTTGACGTTGAGTGTTACCCTAATTATTTTCTTATCGCTTTGCTCCATATAAAAACAGGTAAAGCCGCAATATTCGAAATATCGCCAGATTCAAGCATCGATTGTATGAAATTGGCATGGTGCTTATACGCGTTTAAAACTTACACTTTTAACGGCAATCATTACGATATGCCGTTAGTCTATATGGCGCTAAAAGGGTATGGCTGTAAAGAGTTAAAACAAGCCTCAAATAGAATCATTGATGAAGATTGGCGAGTTGACGATATTTACGAAGCGTACAATATTGTTCCTCCCTTTATGAACCATATCGACATTATGGCAGTGTGCCCGCTTAAAGGGACTTTGAAGAAATATGCAGGTCGCTTGCACGCTAAACGTATGCAAGAGTTACCCTACGACCCGTACAAAGACTTAAGCCAAGAGCAAGCGCTAGATATTAAAAACTACTGCGTGCATGCCGACTGTCAAAACACATTGCTCCTAATTGAAAACCTTCGCGAAGAGCTAAAGCTTCGTGAAGTTATGTCGGCTAAATATGGTATCGACTTGCGGTCTAAGTCCGATGCACAAATGGCCGAAGCTGTTATGAAAAAGGAACTCGCTAAGATATTAGGGCGTGACCCTAAACGACCAACCTTAGCAGAAGGTTATAAATGCGAATATAAAGATACGGGGTTAATAACGTTTCACTCTCCTCATTTGCAAAAAGCGTATAACGATGTTTTAGCCGCTAAGTTTTCTTTGGATAACGGCGGTTCTCCTGTTTGGCCTGTAGGTTTAGGTGTTCTCGAAAAGAACAAACAAGGGAAATTTGTTTGGGGTCTAAAGCTAAAGATAAACGAAACCGTTTATAAAATTGGCATGGGCGGTATTCACAGCCAAGAAAAGAGTATTGCCCACACTTCCTGCGCTGAATACATCCTGTTAGACCGTGATGTTGCGAGCTATTACCCTCGGATTATCCTTAACCAAAAACTGTTCCCTAAACACTTGGGGGCACCGTTCCTGTTGGTGTATGACGGCATTGTTGTTGCTCGTCTTACAGCCAAGCAAGCTAAAGATATCATTGGCGCAAACAGTCTTAAGATTGTTATTAACGGCGGCTTTGGTAAGTTTGGTTCGAAGTGGTCAATTATTTATTCACCCGATCTCCTCTTGCAAGTTACGATCAGCGGTCAGTTTTTCCTACTAATGCTCGCTGAACGTCTTGAACTGGCAGGCATACGTGTTGTATCGGCAAACACTGACGGCCTTGTGAGCAAGGTTAGGCGAAGCGACAGGCACATATTTGAAGCCATCGTGAAGCAATGGGAAGCCGATACGCTTTTCGAAACAGAAGAGACAGGCTATCAGGCGCTGTACAGCAAGGATGTTAACAACTATATTGCTGTTAAATACAAAGAAGATAAAGCAACGGAGAAACTGAACTACGGCAAAAACTGGCTAGATGAAAAGGAAGTGTGCAAGCTTAAAGGAGCGTACGCAAACCCTTGGCCTGATAAGAAAGCTCAGATATTCCGGTTCCATGTAAACCCGACGTTCCAGATTTGCACAGAAGCTATCTGTGCATTCTTGCTTAGCGGAACCCCAATTGAACAAACGATTCGTCAATGCGAAGACATAACAAAGTTCGTTGCGGTTAGAGACGTTAAAGGCGGAGCGCACAAAGACGGGCAGTTTGTGGGCAAGTTCATTAGATGGTATTCGTCGATCCACGTTCGCGGAACTATCAACTATGTTCTTTCAAACAACAAAGTTCCTGAAACAGAAGGCGGTAAACCCTGTATGGACTTGCCGGAACAATTTCCAGACGATATTAACTACGAATGGTATGTTCAGCGAACAAAGAAAATGATGGTTAAGATTGGATATTACAAAGAAGACGATTTGAAAGGCCAGCGAAGATTTTCGTTTTAAAAAAAAAGGCCCGAATTGGGCCTTTTGTCTTTCTGTGTCAAAGCAATTCTTCTAAAGCTGCAAGCCTAGCTTCTAAACCCGCCGCGATAAAGAAAAGAAGCCCGTCTGTTCGAAAAGAATACCTGTCTCCTTTTTCTACTAAAACTTCTGTCCAAGCTTCTTTTTTTAACTCGCCTTGAGAGTATGAAACAAGCCCATTTTCAGAATCGTGAATTTCTATTTGCTCATATTCGGCGGGATGTTCTTTGACTTCTTGTTCCCAAGTGTCATAACAAATAAATGAATACTTTAATGGGTCAAGACCATTTTCACTCATTACTTCCATTGCGCGCTGAACGGTCATGCTGCAATGCAGTCTTGCTTTATCGCCTTTTTCATCGACCGCTTTGATGAAGTTATAGAAGCCTATTTCCTTTCCAAGCGCCTTAGCAGCGGCAATTTCAAAGTCCGTCATTTTGCGAACTTCGGTTTTTTCTCGGGCGTCCGAGGTTACGACCGGAGCGGTGTTCAGGTAGGCCGTTATAAAACGAAGAGAACCGCTACCTAAAGGATAAGAATTGTCTTGTCCGGGCTGTAATACTCCACCGCCGCCAAGAAATAGCCGCCGTGTTTGCTGCGTCCAGAACTCAATGCCTCCTCCTGAATCGTTACGATGAACGGCAAGCCCTGTATTATCCAGGTACGTCATATATACAGAAGCTGCGGGAAGCTGGGTATTAGCCCAGTCTAGCCGTGCCCAGCTATTGACGAATGGGGCTCCTCTTACAGTTATAGAAGCTCCAAATGCAGCCCCGTTAGAAACAGTCGGGGCGGCTGTAAACGGGCTTGTGACTGTAGATAAATTATCAATCCTAGGTGCTGAAATGGCTAAAGGAACAGAAAGAATACCGTCATAGTTATATGACATTGTAGGACCAGAGGCGGTATTATTGCCGTTAACCGATTTCCAAGTAAAACCACCTGCCCCGCCGCCTCGGTTACATATGAAATCCATCGCTCCGCCAAGAACTGAACCCGGTGTAGCCCACCCTACGTAGCCTCCTTGTAAATTGTAACCCCCTGCCCCTGCCGCTACCCCGAATCCGCCAAATTTAGGATACATAGTTCCATCCATAAACCCTAAGTTAACTGCCGCTGTGTTTCCATCAGCCGCGTTAGTGCCTCCTTTACTAACCGGCAAAGTATCGTAATTTCCGGTTGTCTTTAGACCGGCCAGCTTTTGCCCCCATTGGGCGTTTATTGCTGAAAATGAATCGGTTAAAGCTCGCGGATAAGCCGCTGTAGGCTTAATTGAGTATGAGCCGTTGCTTACAGTTGGTCCTAAATAAGGCGATGCCAAAGAAAGAAGGGTATCACTGGCGACCTGTGATATTTCATAACCCCTGCCGTCTGGCCCTACAAATTCATCGCCGTTTCTAGCGTTCGCGGCAAAACCAACATTAGCGCTACCAGTAACAACGGTTGTGTTGTTAGCTACCGATACTGTTCCTACTCTTGACCAAGCCATAAATAAAACCTCAAATACCTGTTACGTCTAAAAACATTAAGACTTTTGAGCCGCTATAGTTATCATACGATAACCCGCCGCCCCCGCCTGTTCTGTATCGCCATTCTTCTATTTTGGCACGAATGGTATTCCCGTCACAAAGGGTTTGCATATTATCTCCTCCGCTTTCAGCAACCGGGCTGCCGCCTGCGTCAAAAGTGCTAGCCCAATCATAAAGATAAGGTTGTAAAGGAACGCAAGCCGGCAATTTATCAACACCATTAAAAACGTCGTAATTTCCAGAGTTAGGAAATGCGCTAACCGTAAGGTATCCCAATATTTTCATATACCTACCGCGAGAATCAAAAACTTTTTCTCCCGTAACTCTATTTCGAATTATTAAAGCGATTGTTCCTTTTAATATGGCATACGGGGCTAAGTCAAAAACAAAAACATCTACTGTAAAATCGTTATATGAAGAAAATTCAATCTTGCGCTGTGTTCCCGACTGGGTTACATAGTTAACAATACCTGAAAAGCCGCCTGTGCATCGATAAGCAATAAGGGCGTCTTGTGTACAGGTTATAGAAAGAGATAAAAGATAAGAGCGGTTAACCGCAGAATAAGTTGGCCTAGAACCTGCAATTTTTTGGCGAAGCATAAGATTAGAAAATCGATCATCTATTAAAGTAATCAAATTGCTGTTTCTTATTTTTACTCCAATCGCCATATTAAAAATACCCGTATACTATATCAAAGTTAACCTGATTAGGGTTAGGGTAAGAACCCATTCCCGCTAAAGAAGGCCACGACAAGGTTCTTCCGTTTAGCGTTACTGGGGGAACTCTCAATCCACCCTCTGTGGGAGTTGTAGGCACATAGAAAAAGGGCGTTCCGTCGTCTACCGGAATGTCAAAAGAACCCGGAGCAGAAGTTATTGTTATTCTTCCAAGCTTTCTAGTAATTCTGTCAGTCAACCCTATAACCTGTTCACCTGTTATAGCGTCCCTGATAATAAATTTAACCGGCATTTAAACCTCACCCCATTCAATAACCGCAATTCCCGAGTTAACATCGGTAATTTTTGTTCCCGCGCTATTGTCAACGCGAGTTAATGATAAACCATTATAAGTCGTTTGACCAACGTTAAAATCTTGAATCATCACCTGCTTATTTTGGTTTGGCCCCGATCCAATTCTAGCAGTTGATCCAAGCGTTGCACCAACCAGCAAGTTTTGAATTGTAGCTTTTTTAATAAAAGCTTCTTTAATGAATGTTTGTCCGCCTTCTAAAGCAAATGGAACTTCAATACCGTTTGTCGTGTCGTTGATAAATGCAAACTTATCCGCTGCAATATAAAAGCTAGCTTGTAACAATCCGTCTGCACCGTTTGCAATCCCGCCGCCAATTCCCAAAAATTTATAAGCGTTGTTAGATGTTTGTTGTAAACGCATAGTCCACGTGGTAGATACTTTACCGTTTATATCGGCAACCACTGTAGATTGTGTTTCTATTTTACCTTCCGCTGTTCCAACTCTAGCGCTAACTTGCTGTAAGGATGTAGAAGTGGCAGTTTGATTATCAACTACAACTTTGCTTAGGCTAGTTATTTGGCCTTCGTTGTTTGAAACTCGCGAAGAAACTTGCTCTAAAGCTTGGCTAGTAACAGATTGGTTAGTAGCTACTGTTTCGCGAAGAGACGTAACTTGACCTGTGTTTCCATTAATGCTTGCAGTTAATTGAATAATTGTTCTAGCGCTTGCTTCTGACTCGCTAGCTCTAACTTGTGATTCATTTACAGCCGAAGCCATTGCGTTATAACCGGCTAAAGCATCTGCCAAACCGTTGTAGTTATCAGAATCACGAACAGCCGCTTTCAACGATTGGTTAGCCGCAGCTTGGGCAACAACCGAACCGTTTATTTCTGTTATCTGAGACTGAATTGTAGAAATCTGACCGGCCAGCGCATTGGATGTTTCCAACAACTCGCCTACGTTTTTCCAGTAAGTTGTATTCGGCGGAGGCGTATTTGTGGGCACAGCTTGCGTTGCGAGATAAATTATTCCGTTCTCTACAACCATCTGCCCTTTAGTGTATGGCTTATTTTCGTATCCTTTTAGACCATCGAGCGCATTAACTTGTGCTTGAAGAACGGCGATAAGTTCAATTTTTTCTTGAAGTAATTGCCCTAAATGTTCTTCTTCAATCCGACCTTCTATCATATCTAGAATAGGATCAGCATCATTGCTTGTTTGTCCTATTGTTCCGGCAAGGTTAAACCACGGTCCAACCCGTTTTGCTTTGTCAATGACTCGTGCCCAGTAATACCAAATTTCACCAGCGCGACCAATAACGTGATCGAAAGCATTTGCAGGATAAGGTAGATCAACAAGACGACTTGCATTACCTAAAACATCGCCCTGTGATGCCCACACTTCTATGCGTTCGGCAATTGTGTTTGTCTCGGCTTGATACGACCAGTTGAGCCCGATTGTGAAAAGCTTTGTGGTCGCAGTGAAGCTGTCCAGCCGTGGTGTTGGAAGGCTTGTAGCTTCAATGGTGCCGTTCCAAGTCGCCCAAGGGCCGACAGCCCTACCGACGCCGCGCACGCGTACAGACCATTCACCGGGCGACAGGTAGACCTGCAACGTCGGGCTTTGGTTGGTCCCGAGAACAGCCCAGTCGCCAGCCGCGCTCTTGGCTGCGAACTCATAATAGATTGCGCCTAACGCAGGTGTGGCGATAATGTTTTGAATTCCAATTTCTACTGTGTAAACAACGGTTACGCTGTTTACAATAGGCGCGGATGGAATTCCCGGAAGTTCAGACGCAGGCGCAGGCGGCGGAACTACACCGCCATTTTCAGCAGAATGAACGCTATCGGCGTAGTTTATTGCGACGATGTTTACTTTGCCTTTACCGTCGGGCAAAGCCGATGTAATCAAGACTTTTAAACCTTCGCGCTCAGTTGGCCCGCACTGGTAATAAGTAAGGTCTTCTCTTGTGCCGTCGCTAATATAAATGTTTGCAAGTTGTTCAGCGCTGGCAGAAACGATGCATCCGAATTGTCCGCTTTCTTCGTCTAGAGAGTTATCCTTGACCATAACGTAAGGCCCATCTTCTGAGCCGTTGCGTTTTCTAAAGGCGATGTAATACGTAACTTGATCGTTAAAAGGAATAGGTTCGGATGTAGAAAGCTTACCATTTATGCGGTTTAAACTTATTACCCGACCGCTGTAGCCCCATTGAGGAACATCATGGCTAATGCGAGACAATGAATTAAAGCGAGGAATAAAACCATCGCTCAATGCAGTGAATGATATAGAGCGACGACGGTCGCGGTTTGCCGCCGCCATAGAAATCCCTTCTCTAAATCCCTGATCTCTGTCAGTGCAACCGAAAAGCTTAACGTTATAAGGGTTGTTTGCAGTTTCTCCCGGAAGTTTGCAAACAACGGTTGCGGGCTTCCAAGTGACCGAATCAATATATTCGACGATTACATGGTCGGGCGTATCAGTATCGTAATAGCTATAGGTTGTGCTAAACGAACCCAAGACCATATTAGCCGGTTGAAATAAAGACTTGACTGCGGTTTGCGGCTCATCACGAATAACGTCAATGACACCTGCATAATAAATAGGAACGGCTCGACCAACTCTGAAAACTTGACTGAGCGCTTCCCATAACTGCGAGGTTGTATCGAATACACCGTTGAACATATCCCCGCGTTGGTCCCAAACGGCAGATAGTCGGTAAAGAGTATTGATGACCATTCGGTCTGTACCTAAACCCCTACCATATTCAGTATTTCGAAGAATGTCTGCGCCTACCCATGCCGGGTTAGCTGAAAATTCTAAAGCCCCCCATCCGTTTACCGGGTCCCATTTTTGAACAAGCCCTTTAGAGATAACGCTAAGCTTGCGCGCCGTAGAAGAGTTTAAAGCGTTTGTAGCTCGCATCTTTGTGGCAAGCAACGTTACATCGCCATAAACGTGTGTCGATTGAAGATAAGACTTTAGACCTATCCACTGAGCAGCGTCAAAGCTCCGGTTATCGTCGGATTCGGGCGTCATTCTGTAACCGCGAACTTGATAGCGAGCGGGTAAAACTTCGGTTTTAACGCTTACAAGCTGGGGGTCTTGTGTGGCGAAAGTATAAACTTTTTCGAAAAGAACGTTCCACGGGCCGATAGCTTGTCCGGAATCGTCAACCTCTTGATAATCAAAATGCACGGTTAATGAAGACTCAACGGTATTACCTGTGTCGTCTACTCGACCAATACCCCGAGGAAAAGCAATATCTACGCCGATATAGTTAGCCTTTGAACCCGGTCCAGAAGAAACAAAAGGTCCAAGGGTGGAATAAGTTGGGTTATTTGGACCGAGCATATCCAAGTTACTAACAGCGTCGCTAGTAACAACGTTATCCGGGAAGAGAGTTACAGCTTGGCCGGGGTTGATTATCTGAATTTCGGCGTCTTCAAAGCTGTTGATGTTTGTTTCGTCAACGTCGATTCTTTCTATTTCGATGCTGCCGAGCGAAATACAAAACAACTGGTAGAGGTATTGCTCGTTACCTTCGTACTCACTGTAAGGTTGTGACGCCAAATCAGGGAAAGTTCGCATTCTTCCGTATACACGAGGGATGGCCTCAAGAAGACGAGCGTTATTACCTTGGGCGTTAAGAGAGTAAGTTGGGCTTGTGCTTGAGCTTGTTTTACCCATTGAAGTGGACGGCTGCGGAACGGTAGAGCCTGCCAAAGATAAAACAGCAAATGCACCAATGCCGACAGCGGCTGTAGCGACAAGGCTTAAGCCAAAAGTAAAATACGCCGCAACTGCGATAAGCACCGCACCAATAATACTTTTAATGTTTGAACCGCCACCCCCACCACCTTTAGGCAGATAAGCAATTTGAACAACATCGTTGTCTTGTAAGACTAAACCCCAATCCTTAAACAAAATAGGCACACCGTTATGTAAAACAACGTATGTGCCTATTCTTTGAATTCCGGTTTCAGTCGAAACGGCTAAGCCTGAACCAATAACCGTTTCGAATATTGTTAAACCATGCGCGATTTCTTTTTCTTCAACATCTACGTGAATACGGAATGGGTCACGGTGAATTAGTAGATTGCTTGGCATTGTTTAACCTGTAGTATTTAACCCGGCCAAAGCCGTGATAATTCAAATCTTGGCAGGGCGTGAATATAACGCCCATGCCTTCTAGTGCGTGAAGTATACCCCCGCCGTCTATATCAAGATAGATACCAACATGCGGGTTTTTCCCCTCTCTCATTAAAGCCCCGTCGCCGTGAGAAGGTTTTTCAACGTGTGCCCACACCTTAGCTTCAACACGGTCGGCAAACATCCGTAAGCAAGTCTCCCTGTCGCCAATAGGGGCAACAGGCATTTTCACTGAAAAGTAATGCTTCTGAACATAATGCAGTAAACCCCAGCAGTTAAAGCCATTTTCAGGGGGGCCAAAAGAACCTGCTTTATATTCGCAACCGCACAGGCTGTTAACTTCATCTGCATTCATCGCATTAGCCCTGGAAATCTTTCCGCAGTGTATTTCTTGGCAGGAAACGGCCAGTTATGCACATCGCTTAATGTTGCTGTTCCGGTTATAGACATTGTATTTGCCGTAACCGAAGTTAACTTCATTACAATCACGGGATTGATTTGCGGCATGGAAGTATCAGAAGACAAATACGGACGAAAGTAAACTTCAATTGGTATTGTTTGGGCGATTGCCAATTCTAGATAACGTGTAATTAATCGGCTTATGTTTGAAACCGTCAATTGCAAAGTCGGCACTAGCCCTTCTTCAAATCCGGGCCGCGAGAATTCGAAAGGCACAGGCGAAAATTCAACGTATTCGCCGGGTGAAACAGGCGCGCTATCTTCCAGCTTAAATTGCCAAGCTTGCGAATCTCTAACTATTCGAACTCCGGTTCTAACGCCGAACTCATCAACAAACGCAGGGTGATGAAATTCCAGCGTGTCCAAAACAAGTTCGTCGATAGGATTAGAAGCATACGCCTCTTCAATGGCTAAGGTCATACTCAAGTCAAATACTCCTTACTAATCGGCAAGAGCCGTACGATATTGATTGGCCGTCAGTATAGGGGCTTTTACTGTTTCGAGCGATACGGAAATAGCAAACCATGAGCCGTTAGGCGCTTCGGTAGGCTTTTCCGCGAATCTCGACCTTAACTTTGTTTCGCCCTGTGAACCAACAAACGGGCAAAGAAAATAGGCAGAACCGTTTATAAGAGAATCCTTATAAAACTGCCAAAACAAATTTCTTTGGTTAAGATCGACCAAAATTTTACCTGTAAACTTTGTAACGCGTTCTCTAAATCTAACCCTCATATCGGCAACGCCGAAATCAATATCCGATTTAGTTACCGCTGAATCTTTTGCATACGCGTATCCATCGCTTTCGAAAGAAGGTAACCCGATAGGCCAAGATGGAAGCACGCCATTGCGGGGAGAAATGACAGGCGCGCTTTGCAGTTCCTCAACGGCTAGTTTAACCAGCCATTTGCTTCCGACTGGAGAAACTTCCGGCATTCCTGTTGACGGCTTTACCGTTACAGTTTTTCCGGCAAAGTTAACATCGAAATAGCCTGTGCCTTTAGCGAGGTCATACTCTAACCAACCTTCAAACATAGCAAGCTGCGTGTAATCAAGCTTCCACGAAAGCGCATACGCAAACTGTTCACGGCTAGTTTCACGTCTAGTTTGGTATTGATTATCTTCCATTTGCACGCGGGAGAATGAGCGAACCCATCCCCCTGCATACCCGTCCCGAATAGGTGTGGGCATGAACGAAGGGATGAGCGCCATTATGTACGTCCGCCTTGTGGATTTGCATTCAAAGCGAATGCATTTTTAGTTGCGTTGTGCAATGGGCCGCGACCGGAACTGACTCGGCTAGCTAACGCGTTTTCAATGTTGTTAACAGTTATAACGAAATCTACTTCGCCGTTTTCATCTTCTGTTTGTTTTTGTGTAACTTCCGTGTTGTTCGCGTTATTGATCAAAGTAAAGTTAATTTTAGTTCCGCCGCCACCAGATGCAGACGAACGAGATTTTGAAGCGCTGACTTCAACAGTTGACATACGACCGTCTTGCATAGCTTCAAGGTTGCCCACACCTATTCGCTGCGTGGCCTCGGCATTCATTACGAACTCTTTACCGTGAACAACGCCCGCGACTTGGCTTTTTCCGCCGTTGCCAGTGTACCCGCCTTTTTCAAAACCTCCGGTTAAAGCCATTACGCCGAGTATTGCACCACTAGCAATAACCGCCGCTTGTCCAAAGCTACCAATGCTTGCCCAAATTGCAGCAGGTGCCCAAGCTGTAGCAACAGTTGCACCGGCTGCAACGCTCGCTGTAGCCGCCGTAGCTGTACCCGCAACACTAGCTGCCGTCGCAGCACCTGTGGCCGCAACTTGTGCAGCGCCAACCGCCGTCGCAGATTGGACACCCAACGCTTGATTTATTGTGTACTGAATACCCATTTTAATTAGCTGCGCAATAAACTCTTGCACCGCCGATTGTCCAACGCTTCTTAACGCATCGCCTAAACTTTCGGTGCCGGTGATTGCACCGGCAATAGCATTAGCAAAACCATCAGTAATGTTAGTAAACAAATCTCCGAAGCTTTCAGAAAGCCCGGACAACATTCCCTTATATCCGTCGATAATTTGGCCAAATGCCGCTAAAGACGCGTCACCGGGCAAAGCATTGCCAGCCTCAAGCCTTAGCTTTGCCGCCTCAACCGAAAGTTGGTTGATTCGAATTCCGTATTGTTCTGCGGAAATCAAACCGTTTTTATACGCTAGCGTCGTTGCTTCAATTGCTGCCCGAACAGCATCTTGCGCGCCAACGGTTTGACTGTAGATCGAGTCATATTGCTGTTGAATGGCCGTCGCGTGCTGGATTGTTTCAAGACGCTGACGAAGTGCTTCGCCTTCTGCGGTTAGCTTCTGTGTCGATTGATCGATAATCGACAAACCTTGCGTGCGAAGTTGGTTATCAACTTGCTGCAATTGCTGTGCAATTTCACGATCAGGCAAAGACATACTTAGCAAATCCATTTGCTGTTGCAAGCCTATATTTGTTTGGCGCAAAGGGTCTAAGGCATCGGCGTAAGATTCTTTAGACTTAGCGACTTGTTTGTTGTATTCAGCTTGTGTAATCGCTCCTTGCTTTAACAGTTGATCGGCAGCACTTAAGGTTGCCTTGTATTCATTAACCGCACTAACCGACTCTTGATAAATTCGATCGTACTGCGCTTGTACTTGCGTAGCGTCCTGTATTGTTTTGATCTTATCTTTCAAAGAAGCGCTTTCTTCGGCAGAAAGCTTAATCTTTTTACCGGCTAGCGTTTCTTCGATTTGATCGTAACGGGCTTGAGCTTCACGCGCAGGTTTCAGCATATTCATACGCTGAATTTCGTTATCAAGCTCAAGGTTTACTTTAGCCATAGACTTAGCGCGAGATTCAGCGGCTTTGCCTGCGTTACGATCAACGCCAGACAATTGGTTTACACCCTCCCCCCGAAGTTCGCTGTCACTTCCGCCCCTAACCCCGGCAGCTTGACGACGACGGCGCGCATCCTGCGAAGCTTGATCCGCAAAGTTTCCAATATAATCAGTATTCAATGCTCCTTTAATTGCATCGTTCAAGTCTTTAGCAGCAACTTCGCCAACCTTAGAAACTTGAACCTTTGGAAGCTCAATTTTAAGCTTATCTAGCCCGGAGGTTATGCTCGCTGCAAGATCGGGTGAAACTTTTTCCGCCAAAGAGGCAATACCGACAAAAAGCTTTTGCCAAAGATTAAGGATTTGAGAAATTGCAGTAGAAACAAAGTTTATTGCAGTTCCTAACGCGGCGTTAATAACTCCGGGAATGTTATTCCAGATTATAGAAATACTTTTAGCTAGTCCTACCCATACTCCGATCATTGTATTAACCGAAGCTTTTACCAACGTTTTTAAAGTCTCAGTAAAGCTTCTGAACTGTTCCGCTCCGCCGCTAGTTACAGAGTTTATAGAATCTATCATCCCGTCCCAAACAGAAGAAAGATAAGTTCCGGCCTCCGAAGCGTACTCCCCTATTTCCCTAAACGCTGTGCGGAATGCATCTTTTAAAGTAAACGAACCATTTTTAGCGACAATATCAACTGTGTCGCCATAAATAACAATCGCGGCGGTTACAGCAGCGATTGCCGCAGCCACTGCTAAAATCGGGTTAGCGAGAAGCGTTGCGTTAAACGCAATTGCCGCAGCTTGCGCACGAGCAAACAATGCAACAAGAGAAGGGCCAAAAGCCGCAGCTAAACCAATGCCAACCAGCGCGGCGGCAAAAGCCAAGTCGTCCATATTTTTAGCTAGCGTTACAACGCCGCGTGCCATCGTGGCTGTAATCCCATACGCCTTGTCAATTTCACCGACGTACTTAGTGAAGTAGTTACTGAAAACAGTGCGGGATTGACCAACGGTCATATCCATTTTTGCAAAAGTGCCGTCCACATCTTTTTCGATAAGCTTAAACGCGTCGTACATTACCTTCGCAGTAATCTTGCCTTCGGATGCAAGCTTTTTAATCTGGTCAATTGGTTTGTTCAGAGTCTTAGAAACTGCGTCCAAGACCATCGGCATGTTTTCCGAAACAGAGCGGAATTCATCGCCCATCAGATAACCCGCGTTAAACGCTTGTGAAAGTTGAAGCAACGCTGACGAAGCTTCGGTTGCACTTGCGCCGCCAACAATCAACGCTTTGTTAATAGTCTCGGTTAAACGTAATGTATCGTTTTGAGATTTCCCCATTCCTTTTAAAGAACGGTCAAAACGTGCAAAAGCTGTAGCCGTCGAATCAATAGAGCTTGTAGTGCGGTTAGCAATATCAAATAACCGCTCTGTTATTTCAGCAACTTGAGTTTGGCTGGTTGCGACGTTTTGCAACTTGTTATTCAGAAGAGTGTAGGCATCAGCAACAGCGATAATCCCGCCAGCCCCCATGCCCACACCTACTGCGGCCAGTGCTGCGAGAACGTACTGCTTCATAGACGTGGCTGCACCGTTTGCAGCGGAACCGGCTTGACGCTGGGCCTCGGCCAGCCTGATAGCGGCCAGTGCTGCCCGGTCGGCTGCGGCTGCGGCATTGGCTGCCTGTACAGCGGTGCGCTGTTGCTCAGTGGCAAGACGTTGAGCCGCAGTCGCAGCCTTGGCCTGTTCAGCGGTCACACGGACCGTGGCGGCGGCTAGGCGCTGTTGCTCGGTCTGCAAACGAGTGGCAGCACTGGCAGCGTTGGATTGTGCAGTGGCCGTTCGTTGCTGTTCCGTAAGAAGGCGTTGCGCGGATGTAGCCGCATTGTTTTGCGCAGTTGTTAAACGCGCCAATGCTTCGGCGGCTTTAGTCGCAGCCGCAGCCGTTTGTTGCTGGGCAGTCGCAAGTTTTTGGGCTTCAATCAATGCTTTCGTTTGAGCCGCAGTCAAGTTGACCGTGGCTGTTTGGGCTTTAGTTTGAGCTTCGGATAAGCGAGACAAAGCGGCCTGCGCCAGAGTCAAGGCAGCCTGTGTTTTTTGAGCTTCTGTTGCTAGCTTTTGATTAGCCAGCGCTGTCTTTGCAGCGGCGGAGGAAAGCAAACTTGCGGCGTTCGCAGCACCACTAAAAGCATTCGAAATATTCTTTAGGTCAGATTGAAGTTTAGCCAAACCGCTAATCTTAGTCAGCGTGTCCAACGAACGACGAAGCGAAACAATATTGGTATCTGCGATTCTAGCATCGGTAGCTATAGACCGAAGCTTTGTTTGAATGGACGTTGAGACTTTATCTGTAATCTCAATGCTTATTTTTTCGTCGGACATTACTTGTTTTTCCTTTTAGTGGAACGTAACACTTTTAGTGCTTTAATAATCGCCAGTTGAACAAAGTGTTCTGGCGCTTGGCCCGACGAGCCGTTGTTTAAGTCCCTGATGTAAGAAGCATTGTTAACGATAAATATTGTTTGGCCGGGTTTCTTTTTGTACGTCGCTGTCAAAGCGCGCAAATTAGTTATTCTTGAACTAGACTCAAGAGTTGAGCCACGTTTACCCGGAGTATGAGCTTCAATTTCATTAGAATCAGGGCTATCTAGTTTAACAACCCAGTTTGAAATCGCTTTAGAAGTATCAACAGGTGTGGTTTCCGTAAGCTCTTTAATTATTTCACGGGCTAAACCTACTGCTAAATCACTAGCCAGTTTCGGCAAACGTTTAGCCCGGTCGTCTAGACCGTTAGCTAAGTCTAAGAGTGTCCGGGCCATTAGTTTTTACCTCGCTTGCTTTTAGGCTTTTTCTTTGCCAGTTTTTCAAGATTGGCAGCATCCATCTTTTTAATATAATGGATTAAATTTTCGGTTTGCTCTTCGTCGAAATCGTAAGTTTCAGCGTATTGAACAATAGCAGATGAGGGTATAGGGGTTAAACAAAGTCCGTGTGATCGTTCAGTATCTAAGTCGTGGTATGCCAAAAGATAAAGAATTAACCCTTCGTTAAGCTCCGGCTCTTCTTCGATTGATTCAGCGGGCAATATTTCGCCCGCTAACTCGGCTTGCTTTCTAACGGTGTCACTCAAATGTTTTCTAGCCGGAGTGAACGACACCGCTTTTATCAGTTTCCCGAATTGACTTCCAACTCTTCGGTACGGAACAAACCGATTTCTTTTGCGGCTTGTTCAAGTTCGGCGTGAAGATCAGGCAGAAGCTTGAACAATTGGACGATACCTTCTTTAGTGGTAATCGCTTTACCATTTTCGTCTTGAACGTTTTCCCAACTTACAAGAACGCCTTCAACGAAGATATCCAACATCAATTCGTCGGACTTTTCGTTGGACAGTGTGCCGTTGTTGATTGCGCGTTGATGCGGACGAAACTTAGCTTCGGCTACTTTCTGATAGCGCTTGTTTTGTTTCGCCATCCGGGAAATGAAAAACGTCGGCACGGAACCGTCTTCGTTAGCGGCGAAGGTCATCGGAACGCCTTCGTTTACTTTTTCGGCGTTGGTTGCAAATTGTTTGAACAGGGACATAGCAAATACCTTATATAGAAAACCCGGCACAGTGGCCGGGTCTGGTTAGTGTTGCGCCAAGTTTACGATGGAATCGCGACGTTAGGCAAGTAAGGAAAAAAGCACATCATCAGCGTATAGCCAGCCTTGTTTTCAGCAGCCGACATTTCGAGCGGAAGCTTGATCGACTCGCCAGCCGCAATGTCCAGACGACCGCCGCCCAGTGCAAGAAGAGGGATATCGATAACGAAGCCCGCGTTGTTTGCAGCGAAAACGAAGTCAATAGACACATCTGCGTTTTGACGAATTGCTTTAACCGCAGCAACCGTAGAGAAGTAAGCAGTAACATCGCCGCTAACTTCGAAGTTGCCCGATGAAGTATCAAACGCGCCAAGAACACCAACGGCTTTATCCGGGGTAACGCCGTTATTTACCATCACCGTGCCTTCGGTAATGTATGCAAAGAAAGGATTCGGGTTAGTGTTCGAATCATCAACTACCGACATACGCATGCGGAACACGTTGGAGCTTGTGTTGAACAAAGCCTCGCCCAACGCAGGCATGCGTGTACCGGGGCGCAAACCTTCCGCACCTGTACGTTGAGCGTTATCCAGCGCAACAAACGTAAGGTCGGCGTTAAGCTTTTCAGCTTGCGGAATGTTGATGGTAAGCTCGTTCGGAACTGCACCGTCAAGGTATTCAGCTTGCGCGCCGTCATCGTCATTACCCAGCGTACGCTCAAGCGAATAAGTACGGCGCTTGATAAGATCGGGGTTCTTTTCGTTTCGGAAAGCAGTACCGAAAAAGATACGAACCGTTTTACCGGCACCGGCAACAGCGCCGAAGTTGGCCCAAGTAACTTTATCGAAAACCAAAGCTGTTTGGGAAATGCTTTTAACCCGTGCATAACCGCGAGAACCAGCGCCGAAGTTAGACGCGTCCGCATCGCCGCCAACATAAACCCATTCGCCGGGAATCAAACCCAGTGAAGTCATATTGAACGCAGTGGCGGTAAGCGCGGCAACACCGTTAACGAAGGTCAAAGAAACATCACCAGCAGCAAACTGATGCCCACACACTTCAACACTGCCGTCGCCGGGGAAAGCGTCGTTAACCAAACCAGCAATTCCGATATCGTTCAAGCCGCCAGTGGTGACAACTTTCAGGCCGTTGTTTACCGGCGAAGCGAAGTCTTTCAACAACGCCAGAGCGCCGGACGGAACAGCAACGATGAAATCATCATCGAAAGTAATCGCTTCGTCCAGAATAGCCGTAACGACGTTGGTAGCTTTCGACAGATAGTCGCTTTTGGCTTTCTCGTGAGCATCCGCGAAGAAGAAACCTTGCAACACGCGTTGAAGGTTTGTCTGCGTAACGTCTTGATTGAAACCCCCCGACGCGTCCAAGTCAACAACGCCACCTTTCTGATTCTGGCGACTAGGATTGATTGGCGAACGAGCAACAAGCGTAAGCTCGGAACCAAAGTCCGAGTATTCGTTTGGCTCTTGGGTATACCAAATCGGATTGGCAGGGAGAACCCGAAGGGATTGTTCTTCGGCAATTGCCAGACCCGTCCGGTTGCTGTCTTGCTTATTAGCAGCCATTTTAATTACTCCGTATCGCTTGATAAGTAAATTCAACAACAACGTTCAAACAGAACCACGTTTTTTCCGGGTCTAGCTCTTTCGTTGCAACGTTTCTAACCCAAAGCAAATTACTCGGGTCATGTTTGCCAAGAAAACAATCTTCGGCAATTTGGGCCAACTGCGGGAAAAGAGACGATGCTCTTTTATCGGATTGGGGATAAAACATTTGAATAAAGTAAACGCCAAAGGTGTCGTAACGAGCGGATCGATTAACGTCACCTTCTCCAAAGCCTGCCAATTCTTTAGGCATTGTTTTACGAGAAACACGACACCAAAACTTATCCACCGGAGCGCTAAGCGGCTCAACAGTGAACGGCCAATACACTGTGGGCACATACCCGAGCAACGATAGAGAGTCGGCTTTAAACTTTCCCCAAAACATTTGGTTTAAGGCTTCGCTAGCTTCATCGTATGTCATTGGTTACACTCAATCGTAAACAAAATCGATTCCCCGTTAACATTAATTTCGTCAATGTTAACAATCGTCACCAATGACCCATCGGCTTTAGTAATGGTATGATCAACGCTAGGCTTAAAGTTTACAGCCGCCATATAAGCAAGCGAGTTACCGAAAACAACATCTCCGCCTAAAGCACGCTCAAACGTTTTCTTTGTATTCGTAAAAAAAGCGATCTTGATGTTTTCGTGAACGATATCAACTGCGGGTTCTTGATTCCAAGGTTCGTCAGTTTCTTCGACTTTACCGGGCTCAGTCCATTTGCAGTATTGCCCGTATTTGGCAATCATCCGTTTTGCGGATTTGATTTGTCTTCCGTAAACGGCCATTATCGGCCAACTCGAAAGTTAACACTGACCGGAATAAAGAGCGGAGTAAGGATTGAATCGATTTGCGGAAGTACAGGATTGCCCACACTATCTGCCGCCGTGTCGCTGTATTCAGTTTCGAGGGGGCCGACTTTTTCGCGGGTAATACCAGACGTGCCGGTAGCCCAAAGTTCGCCGCCTTCTTCAAGGATACCCGCCATTACAACCTGAGCAAGCTTCAACTCTTTAGGGATAGACTCAAACGGGAAAGCCGAACCGTAACGGTACGAACCTGTTCGCGGATAGCTCAAGCCTTGCGCGCCGGAAACCCGATAGCCTGTAAAGTGAGATTCATAGGTTGTTATGCGGTCAGCAGCATTGATTAGATGCGCTGTAAGCTCATTGTCGTTAGGCGATAAAGTAATGCCCCTGAGCAGTGCAAGTTCGCGAGCCTCTTCTAGACCAACGTAACTATTTGCATCTTGCACCGCGCTACCATCTTCGATAATCAAGGGCATTAGTTTATCTCCTTACCAACCAGCTTTGTCCGGGTTTTGTTTGCCTTCGTCCGATTCCAGATAGGTATTCAGATTACGGGCGTATTCGCGAGCGGCTTCCGGGCTTGCAACGTCGTCCGGGATTTTGTGACCTTTGCTTTCTACCCATGCGACCAACTGTTGGTCGGTCATTTCCGAAAACATATCGGTCTTTTGGCCGGAAGCTTGTTGCGCCGGATTCTTGTTCACATCAGGGATAACATTCCCTTCGCCAAGAAGACGGCGTTGTTCTTTACGGTGTGCCTTGCGTTCGTCGAGCGGTTTCATTTGAATGATTCCTTTAGCTTAAATGAAAGCTAGGGGCCGAAGCCCCTAACAGTTTTCGCGTTAAGCCTTGGAGACAAGGAACGCAAAAGGGACTTGCTTGCGGGAGACAACACGACGCCAAGGCGCAGCTTTGACCAAATCCGAAAGCGTTGGGGAGAACTCGGTGAGTGCATCCGCGTCGGTCGGTTCATCCCAAGTGAAGCCCTGCGGGTGCAGGATTTGGGTTTTCCGTTCACCGATGATTTCTTCACCGCCGCCGTTACCGGCAAGTTCTTCGCGTTCAACATAGCTCGGGTTTTTCGGGATACCCTCGCCCAGCGCAAACGCGTGGCCATCGACCGAACCGTAACCGAAAGCGCCGCCGCCCATCAGAACGGAAAGGTAAACGCGGTCAGCGTTAGCGCCGGACAGAACAGGCATTGCGTCATCGACGATAATACGCAGGCTCTTGTAAAGTTCCATCACAAGACGGCCTTCGCTATCTTTGATGTATTCGATTTCATTGTTTTTCAGCATACGCTGACGAACGTTCGAATGCACCATGATTGCCGAAAAGCTGCCCGCCGCGTCACCCATTGTCCCGGACGCATCGATAACGGCGTCGGCGTTGAAAATGGCGTCAGTGCCAGCTTCGGCGCTTACGTCTTTAACCATGTCCCCGCCGTTCTTGGCAACGTTCGCACGGTAAAGGCCGATAGTCATCGCGATAACGCGGCGCTGCCATTGACGAACCCAGTAAGTGCCGAAACGATTGCGAATGTGTTGCAGGGGTTCAGCGCCGGAAAGTTCGACAATCAAATCCATCGAAGCCCATGCTTTGTGCATGAAGGCTTTACGGCACTTCATTTGCCCGGTGCCGACTTTATCAGGCGTTGCGAAGTCGGCTGGGTCATCGTTCGTCATATCCGGCTCAAGGGACGAATCCAAATCTTGCCAGAATGGAACAACTGCCGTATTACCGCCGCTGCGGGCAATACCGTTAAGCAAGTCGTTCGTGGCGATAATGCCCGATTGAAAGATGGCGGTAAGCTCAGGCGTGTTCAGCGCCTGATAGGTCATGTAGACCTCGGGGATAACAACATCACTTAGACGGACTGGACCGGCCATGTTTTAACTTCCTATTACTTGGGGGAGAAAAGTCGGTCGAACTCTTCGCGGTTTGTGCGGAAAAGTTCGTTGCGCTCTTGCGCGGTGTAATCTTCTGGTTTTTTGGAAGCACCGCCCCCATTGCTCCGGTCAGTAGCACCGCCCGAAGACTTAACGCCTACTAGAATAGTGGCGAACAGCGGGTTGTTCAAGAACTCTTTTTTCAAGTCCTCAATACTGAGAGTCGAAGGCCCGCCGTTTTCGGCAACAACTACACAGCGCGGGTTATCGTCGGCAAAGTCCGCAGCCAGACGCGAGCGAATATGAGGCAAAAGCAAAGCTGCCCGCTCGCCTGCAAGTTGCGAAGCAAGAGCCTGAGCCTTATCGTCAACCAACAGCTTAGCAATGATCTTGTCTTTATTGCCGATGGTTCCGGTCAATTCAGTGCGTAGTTGTTCGCGTTCTTGTTCAAGAGCGGCGCGAATTTCGGTAACGTTTCCACCGGCTATAATGCCATCGCGAATACGTTGTTCTTCGGTACGCAGTCTTTCCGCGTTAGCTTCGCGCAAAGTGCGGGCTTCTTCCGCTAAACGGTTACGTTCTTCTTTCTCGCGTTGCAAAGCATTCTTCAAAGCAGACGTGTCTTCATCGGCTTCTACATCCAAAACATATCCCGCGCCGTCGCCTTTATACTCTGCCTTAAGCACATCAGGCAAAGCTTCGTATTGTTCTTTAGTAATTTTTTTCGTAAGCATAATAAGCACCGCCTATTTATTTGCCCAGCATCGCCGGGTTAGATTAATTTATCGGTTCCATTAAGGAAGTCGACAATGGTTTTCGATGTTGCGGGGTTAAACTTATCAAAGTCGGCTGCACGAATGCTGCCGCTCTTGAACTTGGCAGCGATTGTACTACCAAACACAGAAGTAATAAAGCCGTCTGGTTGTTCTTTAAGCCATTCGTAAAAAGTCGGCATTTCGAAGTCGGGGTTGTAGTATTCGAACGGCATTGTATGAGAACGGCATTTCACATGCGCCGGGGGAATAGGGCCTTTGCCATAAACCCAAGTCTTGCCGTTACGCTTTCTGCAAATGTCGCTTGTAACCCCATCTATGACCGATACCCACACATACCGGGGCCATAGGGTGCTGTTTACAGCGCTTATTGCCTGCTGTGCCGTGTGCTGTATGACAGTCGCTAGAACGGCCCCCATCGCGGTATTGAAACGGGCGGTAGAGCCTTTAACGATTTCTTCCGAAACTTTACCTTCTGCGTCTTTGGTCTTATTAGTACCGCCAACCAAATCGGCTTTAAGCTCGGAAACAGTTTTCTTATTAACCCAAGCATTGCGAATAACAGCTTCCGTTTTTACAATGTCATTTGCAAATGCAAAGTTTACAAAGTTTAAAAGAAGCGAACCGCCGGAAGGTAGAGGCGCGTTCTTTACCTTAGACCACATCGCATTTGTCGCAGCATTAGTGCCAGCTAAAACAAGAAGTCCAAACAGACCATTGTTTTCTTTTTCTTCCGCCGCTGCGTAAATAACTTCGCGGGACTCTTCTTCGCTTAGAAGCGGAACGTCATCGTCCGCGCCAGTGTGGGAATAAACAGAAGCCGAAAGCCTCATCGTCTGCACAGTTGTAGCGGCCATAAAGTCGCGAAGCCGATCAAGAACTTGCAATTGATAGCGGCTATATATCCTTGACTGCGAAGCTTTAATTTCGGCAATAAGAATATTCAGCTTTGCTTTGCTCAGGGAATCCAATTCGGTATATTTCAACCGACCTAAAATCTTTATCAAATCTTTTTCAAGGTCTTGCAATGTTGCGGCAAGCCTTTCGGTTTCCCCCATTTTAACCTGTTCGATAAACATTGCTTGCCGCGTTGTAATATCGAACAGTCTTTTAGCCGCTGAAATATCCATTGCTTACTCCGTCAATGGAATTTGAGTAGGAGTTGTCGCTTCAAACTCTTTAGCGGCTCTTTCAATTTCTTGAGCTTCTTTTTCTTCAATTTCTTTTTTAACCTTTTCGTCGTCTTCGGTTGCAATGCCAGCTTTATGCAATGCTCCGCGAACTTCATTCCAACTAATGAGGTTGGCTTGATATTCTTTAACAAGCTGGGCGCGTTCGCTTTCTGTCATTCGGGTTAAGTCGAATTCCGAGTTAAGCTTAAATTCGACTGAGCCTTCCGCTTCGCCTTGGAACAAAGAGGCACATTCCAATGCAAATTTAAACGCAGCACTTACGTTTTTGGCTGCGTTGGAAATTGCAGAAGTTCTAGACGAATCGTCAATAGAAGCTTCTGTTGCAGTTTTGGTAACAGTCTGGCCTTTAAGAAATTCAGCGCCCATACTTGCAAGCTGTTCTTGCTTGTCAATCATACCTTCGCGAACAACGCTGTTTGGCGCAGCCTGAATAACTTTAGCGTCGGCCTTATCGTCAAGAGCTAACCCGAATCTTGAACCAAATCGAATAACCCCGCCAAGCACTTTATTTAACCAAGTTTCTTTAAGGCCGGTAACAATAAATGTGGGTTGACCGCTAAAGAAAATGCTTTCTTCGTTATCGGCGCTATTACGGTAATGGCCGATGTTAATCAAAGCCATATCGTACATTGGCGGCAAGTCAGGATTAGGGTCGTTGTTTACCGCACCGATAAACGTGAACGGAATGTAATCAAGATTCTTACCGTTAGCAACTGGATAAACTTCACGGTCGCCCCATTGATCGTCAACCCGATAAACCCGCTGACGGTAAATACCATTTTCGTCCAAATCCAAAACACGCCATTGGTTTTCGAATTCAGGTGCAAAATAATTCTTCTCATCTTTAAGATAAGTTTCTTTCAATACAACGAAGCAAAGAATAGTTTTACCTTTAACTTTCTTTGTATTCCAGTTGGTAATCTTATCCCCGAGGAAAGGAATGATAACGGGGCGGGCTTCACCTGAATCTACTTGAGCCTTAGTCGGTGCTTCTTGAAACGTGGGGTAGTCAACAAGCAATCCATACCTGCCCACACTCAACACTTCGGCGCACGCCTCTTTTGCCAACTGTTCAAGCGTTAGGCCGTCGCCGGTTGCGTCTTTAACAACAGCATCTAGACTAGTCGGAACTTTTTGTTCTGCATCGCGGCTAAAGATTTGACCAACAAACCCTGTCAGCGTTCGGCCAACAAAGTTATAAAAAATTGCCCGTTTACGATAGTCAGCATATCTGATCTTATCGTCTTCGGTGCGTTGATGCATTGGTTTTCCGCTAGGGTCAGGCAAATATAATTCGCCCTGTTCGGCAACCTTTTGTTCAATAACATGACGTACGACCTTATACCGATACATCATGTCTGCAAGCTCAGAGCGAGTAAATTCGATATCAACCGCAGAAGGCTGGATACCTGTAGAGCTTTCACCTGTTGGAACGATACCGGCCATTTGTTTAACCTCTTAAAACGTTTTGATTGTTGGGTTTTTAGCAGTCCTGTTAGGGCTGGCTAGGATACGATACCGGATTGTGTCATACGGGTGATCTTCTGTAGCCGTATCTACGTCGTCAGGTTTCTTTTTATCGCGCTGCAATTTAGGGAAGATTTCAATTGTCGCAAGACAATTGTCCATTATATAAAAAGCCGGACCTTCACCGCCCGGTAACGCAGCTTCTAAACGGTCGCGTGTAAGTTGCATACCGTTACGACGACTACCCGGCGATTTGTCAGAAGGCATCCAATAAATATCTTCGGACTGCATTTTTAATTCGATTGTTTCGACATCTTCTTGAACAACATCGCGGATTTGATTATCCGCCGGACCCGGTTCCGGTCTTTCTAGAATCCATCCCTGTTGGTACATTTCAACTTCCATATCATAAATGCCTTTGGCTACATTCTTAGCCGACATTTTCAAGCCTTTGTTTTTGCCGATCTCTTCGGCACCGTACCACTCGTTAATCATAATGATCGAACCGGCAGCAGGTGCAAACCTTTTAATCTGACCAGTCACCGGATAGAACAACAAAACTTCTTCGCCGTTAGCTTCGGCAAACCAACCGCAATGGAACGGGTGCGTAGAACCCCAGTCAAAGGCGCGGTCCACTTTCCAGCCAGCCGGAATCTTGAACCGGGGCAGTACGTGCCTTGGGCGCGACCACAGGTCGTCAAAAGCGCCACCTGAAACGATATCCCAATCGCCCAGTAGCCACGACCTTTTAAGCATCGGGTCAGAGTTTTGCATTAGACCGGCAATATAAGTAGTGGAAAGATAAATGTTTTCTTTCCAAGTTCCGAATATTGTTACGCGGCTACGAACAACCTCTTCTTCTTTTTTAGTTCTAGGGTTGAAAACAACCGTTGTTTCTTTGATAACTTTGCCGTAGCCGTGATTAACAAAACGACGACGAACCCAGTTGTGACCCGGACCGCTACTGTTGGTTGTACTAAAAATAACCAACGGAATTGGGGGAAGAAAGTATTCTAAACCTTCGCGGGTGTATTTAGGGTTAAACTCTGGAACAAATGACGAACGATTACAACTCATCATCATTTCGTAACAACTAATGGTCGCCCATTTAGTTAGTTCGTTCCAACCAATAAATGGGAATTCTTGACCATGATATTTACTATAAGTTTTTTCGTCTTTAAATTCACGGAATAATAGTTCTTCGCCAGTCGGCCAAACCCATTTGTAATCTGATTTAGATGCTTTAAACTTTGCGCCGTCTCCGCAGTCAGCAAACATACGATGAGACTTTGCAACAATGTCGTCCAAGCTTTTATATTCTTGATCGAATATAACGCCTTTCCAATGCGAGCCGTAACCCATGCCGACAAACTTTTTAAAGTAGGCCAATTGGCAGTCAGTCTTGCCCGGACCGCGTGTTCCGGTAAAGCACGTTTCGTTACACCGACTGTCAAGCGCTAACTCTTGGGATGAGTTAGGAATAGGACGCCATTCCTTTTTATACATATTAATCGCTTGCAACGACGTCACCCGCGATATCTTTCAAGCCATCTTCTATTAAACCCTGTTGCTGACGAAGCAACTTATCTTCCCAATTTTCAGGTGTTCCAAAGTCCCTGTACATAAAGACTTTGTGATTAAATGTTTGGTCGTCAGCTTTAACAGGTTCAGGTTTCTGAATCATTGTTCCAAGTTCAGCGTAAAGTTTTGCGGCTTTGATTTTCTCATCGAAAGTCATTAGCCCGCCCTGCGTATCAATCCAGCCCCAAACCTTACGCATTAAATCTTCTTTGGTTGGGATTGCATTTTCAATAGCAGAACTTTCACCGGCAAATCTTGCAATCTCTTGAAGCACAAACGGATCACGCGGCCATTGCTGCGACACGCGCAAAGCTTCGCCTGTATCGGGGAATAGAGAAAGCGCAGCCTCAAAGGTATTGACCCCCGGACTGTTATAGAGTAGTGCGGCGAATGCCGTCTTTTCTAGCGCCTGCTCTTCCATCGTTTTGAATTCGCTGTAAAGTTGGTCGAACTATACAGCGAATATTTCCAAAACAAAAGCAAGACGATTATTTAGATGCGCCACAGTTGGCGAAGACAGCGCGATTATGCGCAACGATTTGGCGGGCGGTTTTAGCTGTGATGTCGTCTTCTGGATTAACACGGATGAACTTAACCCACTTACAGGACGTGTCGATAACTACGGGTGCCTTCTCGACAGTGTGGGTAACAGTCTCAGTTCTGTGTGTAGTCCCGGCGCAGTTCAGCAAGAACGGCATCGTCAGACATAGCATTAACATCCGATAGGGCTTCATTGGCTTTACTCACTGTTTCGACTTCCGCCTGCGCGGCAGCCTTTGTTTTCTGGATTTCCTGAACCTTGATTGCTTCCTGATCTTCGGTTCTTTGTTCAGCGGCTTTAACTTTGGCATTAGCTTCGCCTTTAGTTTTGCCTGCATACCAGACGCTAAGCAAGGCTGTGATAGCAGCCAATGCAACAGCGCCGTACTGAGCAAGAAGGGCCATCATTGCCAAACGCCTGTTTGCATTTGATCGCACAAGCGTTCAGCGCGATTAGGCGAATCCAGCTTATACCATTTGCTGTCTTTCATTTCGACAACAGCTTTTGCCCAGTTGCCCACACTTACCGCTGCGAGCATGTTGCGGAAGCCTAGCAAGCCTTCGACGCCCATTTGGTAAGCCATGTTCAACAGCACACCTTGGCGCACAACGTCGAGCTTATCGAAGTGCGGAAACTTACGGCGAAGCTCTTCACGCTTGGCACGAAGACGATTTTGAAAGAGGTAAGAACTTTCCTCTTTAGTGATACCGCCACCTTTCCGAGCGTCAATCAAAACGCCGATGCCAATAGTAGAAAAGCCTTTGCTGTCCTTGTACTCATGCAATACTTCGCCTTCATCTTCGCGAAGCTGGCTTTCGATATCAGTTACTTTCCGGCTCATCTTTCTTCACCTCTTGAGTAAGCTTTTCTTGAACGATGAACTTTGAAATCATCGAAACGATGAAGAGCGCAACGCCGATCATCGGCATATAGTTCGGCGGAATCAAAGCTTTGAATTCGGCGGGCAGGTTTGACCAAAGGTCAAGTGCCAAGTTAGGGGAAGCGATTAGCACCGAAGCAATCGCCGTTCCGATAAGTCCTAGGCGGGTTGACCAGAACTTATACCATTTGCGCCAGCCATCTACTAGCTTCATTTAGGAGCCCATGTTTGCTTACGGCCTTGTTCGTCGAGACGTCGTTTAATCTCAACAATTTCACTTTTGTTTTGATTGATTTCTGTTTGCTGAACTCGGTTGTCACCTTGCACTAACAGTAGCGCTTGATTCATAACCGAATAGCGTTCATCGCGCAAATCAGTCTTAGCTTCCATCTTTGCAACAACAGCGATAACGCCATTAAGTTGGACGTATAGCCCGCCAAGAGCAAAAACAATCGAAGCGGCAGAACCGATAAGCCAAGTTACGGGAAATTTGGCGTCTATCACACGCGGGGCACCTTCTGGCGGAATGGGCGGAGTTGGCGGGACTGGTGGCGTCGGCATGGCGTACGGCCTGATTATTGGGGTTAGCGGTCAGGATACCCGGCAATGCGGCCTAGCGCCAGCACAGGCGGCGTCCAGACGGCAAAAAGCCCCGAGGGTTTAGGTCGGGGCTTTTTGTAGGTCAGTTACGACCGACGCACAGGCAGGAAGTTTTACGCTTTCGCGCTGGACCAACCAACCTCGTCAGAGTGCGAGTCTTCGCGGGTTTTGGTTTGACGATAGCCGTTGCTTTCTTTCATGAGGTTCTGAATTGCCCCGCCGAGTTCGGAACGACTACAATAGCCGTCCGCCATTTCGGCGTGAAACTTCGCGAGACCATCGCCGCAATACTTGCCGACTTTCGCGAGAGTGTAACAAGCCTTCTCCGCAACGACTGTGCTGAATGCAAACAGCGCAACCATTGGGAAAAGGAAAAGCATGATCAAGCCTTTCAGACTCTTCATGTAACCACCTTCCTTTGCTTAAAGAAAAGGGGTAGAAACTACCCCTAGTTTTTGTTGCGTTTCCGATTACTCGGAAACTTCAACACGGTAAACGCGTGCGCCGGTAGTGCCGTCAGCTTGCGTGAAGTGACGCAGTTCGAACTTACGCAGCGGACGAACCACATCAACCATCTTGCTTGCATCACGGCGATGCGGACGCTTTTCACCAGTAGGCTCGCTGTGGCGTTTGTTCGCGCCATTCACCGAAGTGCCGAGGGTTTTGTAAGCGTTGCCCGCTTTGGTGTCTTTGTCGGCCAAGAAGAACGACTGACCAACTTCCAGTTCGTCGAATGGATACAGGGCCGGGGCGGTAGCGCGAGTCGGGGCAACCATCGGAACAGCTTCGATTTCGAAGGTCGGACGTTTGCGCGGAGTAGCAACATTGCCAGCAGCACCAGTATCGCCAGCGCCATTGCCGGTGATCACTTCGCCAGAAAGACCGGCTTCATCTTGCGGGCCGGACTTGGCGTATTCACGGCCAGCATCGGTGATGCGTGCAGCGACTTCGTTACCGCCTTCGCCGCCTTTGATGCTGTCGTTCACTTCGATGAAGCCAGCTTCGATCAGGGCTTTGGTTGCCGGTGCGCCCGGAACAACGAAACCGTTACCCGAAGTATCGGTAGCAGTCAGAATCAGGGCCAGCAGTTGAATTGCGGATTTGTTCAGAGTAACAGCCATTTCGGTACATCCTTTATCTAGAAGAGAAGGTTTGTTCGTAAGAGGCTTCATCTTACCTCATTCATCTTTTACGTCAACATCTGTTTTGCACATTTCTTTAAAAAGTTTTCTGTAGTCAGGCCAAACACCATTAGCAACGTTTTGGCAATACTCTTTTTCGGCCTTGACTTCATCCGAAAAATCGCCGTGACCTACAACCCCGGCGAAGAAATAGACCAACGCAGCAACGCACAGGCCCAACCAAAACGATTTAACTTCACCGAGGGACATAGGTGCACCTTCTATTACTGCCCACACTCTTGCGTAGGCTGTTTGCGGGTTTGCTCTGGCTTGTCGGCAGGCTCGCAAGGCCGAACAGGCTCAGGCATCGGATTCCCGCCTTTGGTGGGCGGGTTCTTGCGGTCTACCTTCAAGCTCATTTTATTTAACCCGTTCGATAATTAATTCATCGCCGTTTGCAGTTTCCGAGCGAGTCACCGAAAGGGTTCCTCCCATTTGTACGCGCAGCATTTCGAGAATTGAGCTTGAGATTGCAGTTTTACCTGAACCGCTTGCACCTTGAACCGTAATTTTCAATGGCCCGTTGTTACCAACTATAGCGAGTTTTGATGCGTTCATAGCTATTTACCTTTCAGGTTTTTACGCAGTTCAGCTTCGTGCCAAGCATAGCTAGGCATTCCGCAAATATTGCAATGGTGCTGGTTAGGCCACATTGCACATTGACAGCTAGGATTTTTACAAAGCGTAACCCTAGGCTCACGCTTTGGTTTCCAGCCTTCCGGGCGTTTACGAGGCATTAGCGCCACTCAACACGAATGCAGCCCGCGCCTTGACGTTTAGCTTTAATTGCGGCCCGGATTGCTTTAATCCAGCTTTTGCCCGCGTAAACTTCTTTATCTTGATAGCCTAGGTCGTGTTTAACCCAAGCGTATACGTATATTGGATAGCCCATTTCATTCCCCTTTACCGCATTGATTTAACCAAAGCTTACCACTTTTGAGTTAGGTAAGCAATTAACAAATCGCGTGCTTTAATCCAACCGTAAGCCACTGCAAAGCCGTATCCTTGCGATTGAACAAACGCTCCAAACTTTAGTTGTTCGTCGCTTGGGCCAACGCCGGGTCCGGGTAGCCGTTTCAACTCTATATAGAAGCCGGGGCAGTCGCCACGACGCACAGGCAGGAACATATCGCTTACCCCCGGCTTTACGCCTTCGGCCTTCATCTTGCCACCTTCTATAGCCCGAGATCGGGCCGTGTCGCCACGACTGCCGCCGTTGGGGATTGCATGCAGCCATTCAAGCTCAGGGAACATTGCCTTAACCTCTGGCAATGCACACCATGCGAACAAAGCAATTTGCTGGCTTGACTCGCTGTCTTTAGCAAGCTTATCGGGATACGGATGGCCTTTCTTGATCGGCAGCATTCCGAGGAATTCGGGGGAATAATTATTCATCGTGTTCGGCTTCTTCGGCTTTTATCCAGTTCCTAACCATCCGAACTTTCATCTTTTCAATTACACCTAACAGGCTGTATCCCGAAAAGTTTTCACAGAGATAGTTGGAAGCGTGCAACCTGTGTATGGTGTCGTCATCGGGATTGTAAACAGCGCAGTATGCTAAGGCTGTGCATTTACCTTCTTCAATTTCATTTGCAATCGTTCGCAAATTTTTAGCCATTTCAAGCATAGCAGTGCTGACTTTTTCATCAACCTTACGTTCGATTGTTCGAATCATATTTCACCCAAAGCCTTAGCGGCTTCCTTAACACAGACTGAGAGTTCATGGTGTTGAGCGATTGGTTTGCCGTCTAGCATAGCATCCCATTTGCGCCCGTCCCAAGTTTTCGAGAACACAACGCCCGATTGCTCAAGTGTCGATTTGAGCGTACCAGTGTGGGTATTAAACTTTTGCATTCTTTTTCGCCTCAAGCTTAGCCAAATGTTTTTCAAGCGATTCTTCATCAAGTTTTCTGTTTAGCTTTGCTATGAAATCATGCGCCGCACGGATAGCTTGTTTTTCTTTCTCACTAAGCCTTTTCCATTTTCTAGCATCGCGACGAACAACCGCCCATCGTTTCATGAAAAGATAATCGGTAAGCTTTATATGAGGTTTGCGCATCGCATTCACTCCAATAGTTTTAAGCCGAGCTTACACCTATGCTTTTCTTTAGGCAAGAAAAAGCCCGCAGTTAGCGGGCCATTCATCCGAAATTTGTTCAGGGGTTTAGCTTTTAATGGCTTCGTCAAATCTTCGCAAAGCTTCTTTTGCAAAAGGCGATGTTTCCCCAGCTACAATAACGAAAGCTTTACGCAACTCTTCCATAGCGTGAAGCTTTTTAGCAATTTCGGCATTTAGCGCCCTGCTTGTTTCCTCCGCAGCATCCATGTAGTCGATCTTGTGTTGGCGCAGTCGCGAATTCTCGGCCTTTAGCGGGGCTAGGTGGGCTGTGCTTTCTTGTAGCTGCGTTTTCAGGCTTTCAATATGTTCAAGCAACGCCGCTTGCCCGACCTTGTGATCTTCAAAGCGGACCATCAATGTTTCCGGCTCCCCGCCGAGCGCTGGCGGGCTTTCTGCATCAAGCTTACAGGTTTCTTCACAACCGTTACAAGCTCCGCATTCTTTAATTAACCCTTTCATTTATTCAACCCTCCGCGCAATGAATTAAGGCCCGATTATAAACCGAGCCTTAAGGGAATGTCAATTGTCGATATCAGAATTACTGTGATCTTTATCGACTTCATTTGTTTCACGTGAAACATTCACCACAACACCTTGACCTTTATAGCCTATTTGCAGATTCAAATAAGACACCTCGCCATTATCGTAATGCACACGCCATTGCTCGAAAGGTTCGGCAGGATTCGGATAAAAGACAACTTCGCCTGTTTGGCCGTTGGCAGGATGGCGAATTCTAGAGCCGGAAAAAATATCGTTGCCTTTGAAGTCTGGCCACGGCGCTTTATGTTTGCCCACACTTCTCGCTTCTATTTGCCTCCGGTCATTTCGGATTGGCGGTTGGTCGGGGTCGCGTTCGGTAGGAACGATTTGCAGAAAGTCAGCGCCGTTTCCCTTCTTCTTCTTGATTTCCTTAGCCGTCTCAGTGATAAAGCCCATGACCTCGCGCTGGGCGGCATGGTTCTTAGCCAATTGCGCCGTAACGCTTTTGATAACGGCATTCTCTTCTTGCCGTGTAGCCGGATAGCTTTCCGGCACGCTGCCATCTTCATTAACCAGACCTAATCGAATCGTGGTTACGGCGACTTGGCAGTTCACGTAAGCAACCGCGAGCATGAACACGCGACCGTGCAAAGGATGGCCGATGCTTGCATTCAAACTGTCAACCATCCGGGCGCACATTTCGCGTTCACCGGCTGGCATTTGATTGATCAGGTCTTGAACGTTTTGCAGTTCAATTTCAGATTTGTTCATTTTAAACCTCTATCCGAAGAAAACAAAAGAAGAACAGTTAGGACAACCCAATCGCCATATCTGCGATTTATTATCCCATCTTCGCTTGGGTTCGCCAAGCTTTAAACATTTAAAGCAAAGCATATTAACTTCTTTCCGCCCAATCAATTTCGATACGGTCATTGTCGCGTTGGTCTTTTGCGCCGACTGCATCCGCATCAAAGCCGTTAGCTCGAAGCAAATCGACAGCCTGTTGGGTTTGCAAAGCGTTCTTCGGATAGAAGGTTGCTTTGCAAGAACCTTGTTTGCAGGCTGCGCCGATAACGTCCTCAAGCTTTTTAGTAAGTTCGGCTTGCATATCTTGCAAGCTCATAAGACTTTGACTGTTAGCTTGTTTGGCTGTGATCATTTTACACCTCTTCATCTGAATCAAAGAATATTATCAACACGCAAGCCCCAGTTAAGGGGAGTGCGAGTGCAACTATTTGGATTACCGTCATTTTCTTTTACGCATAATTCCGCGCACGTAGAAAGGGCCAACACTTCGCGCAAGTGCGACGAGCTTTACGCCATAAGCTTTACGCAAAAGACGTTTGAAGTCTTCGCCAAGGTTAAAGGTAAATTCACTCATCGTCGTAAACCTCTGGATCGAAATCTTCGTTTTCAGGACACTTAGCAAAATGCCGTTTCAGTTGAGCGGATGAAGTGAACACCATTCCGCATTCGCATTCATATTCCTGCTCTTCTTCGACAGGACTATAACCGATATACGGGTTCATACGGATGCCACCCGTAAGCCTTCGGTCAACGCCCAGTGCCTTGCAAGCGCGTAGGTTTCGAATGATTCATCGGAAAGGCTCTGGTTAAATTCACCAAAGACCATCCACTTACGCTTTTTGCCCTTCCAAAGAACTTTGCACATCGTTTACCACCTCTATAAACGGCGTCTTATGCCATGAGTCATATACTACAGGAAGCGTTTGAAATGTCCACCACTGATTAACCGAATCATAATCCATTTCTTCATTGAATTCTTCATCGGTTTTCATGAACTCGCAATAGGTTGCGTAAGCCATGCGAATACGAACAGGCCGCTTACCATCGCGGCATGCGGCCCAAAGAGAAGAGACTAGAGCGTCGAAGTGTTCAGCCATTACAAAAGGCTCGGAGAATCAAACTGTTTAAGGTACTCGGCTATCACATCGCCATGACAAGGCAAAGGCGCGCAATGACAGACAAGCGTTTTGCCTAGAAGAACTAAGCTAGCTGTGAACATTACATCTGGTCGCGAGTAAAACCAATCTTTGTATTTTGCAATTACCTCTTGTCGATTGCCATCGCGACCAATGATAAACTCGTTTCCGAACAACGTGCCGCGACCTATGTAAATCTTCGTCACGCCGTTAGCCGCTGACCTTCCGCCGTTTATCACTTTATTCATATATGCCCCGGCATAGGTATCGCATCCCAATAGCCATTAGGCAAAGCGACCTCATAGAAGGCTTCACCAATGTTTTCAGCTTTCGGCCTTCCGATCCAAAGGCGGCGCATGTCATTGACACACAGATCAATTTCTATTTTAACCTTTCCGAATAGCCTTCGGCAGCGAGCAAGCTTATAGCCGTTGTGAATACTACGGCCTTTAGAGTCAAGCCTGCGCACGGCTACATAGCCGCGTTCTTCGTCAGCAACAATACAATACTTCTGGATTACACCATCCAGCGTAATAACTGCCTTGCGGGTAATTTCAGGATCGTCATTTATTGTCAGTCGCATTATTTCAACTCAACTTCGTTGCCGTCTTCATCGGCAAGATAGATATTCATACCCTGATCAGTAAGCCAAGGCATGCCCATAATATAATCTTTGCGGTCTTGGGCTTCTTGAACAGTATTGTAAAACTCTTCTTTTTCGCCGTTGCCATCAGGCGTATTGATATAAAGACAATATTCCATTTCACTGATCCTTTTCATCAATGAGGGTAATTTGCGCAACTAGTTTATATTCAGCAACCCAATGATAAAAAGGCGACCAGTGATCAAATGCAGCAATAATAACGCTGTATTTTTCTTCTTTACTGAATCCAATTTTAGCGTAGTTAATACCGGGGCGTTCTTTACAAAACGCAATTGCAGCTTCAAGCGTATTGAAGCCGCTATCATTACCGCCCATGCTTTGAATTTCACGTTTCATTTAATCAACCCTCACGATTTGGATAGCCCGAACGCTACAGTCGAGTTTAGCATCTTTACCGCAAAAGGAAAGCTTTCCTTTAAGTATTGGAAAGATAGAATCGCCAAGCTCTTGATACATCCGAGGGCTGACCAGCACATGCCGAACAGCCTTCAACGACTTATCATCGATTTCTTTTGCGGCTTTACCCGCAACACCTTGCCAGTCTGGCAGCCTCATTTACCCGACTCCTTTAGCTTCTTTCGCACCAGACTGATAGCAGTTACGTGCATTCCGAATCTTTCGCCCAGCACTTTGTCAGTAAGCTTTTGATCCAAGATCATTTTAAGCTGACGTTCAGACAGTTCAGACGGTTTCATTCAATCACCCGATAGCCGTTAGCTTGTGCCCACACTTTAGCATCTTCGGCGCTTTTGTAAGGGCCTGCCAAGATTTCGCCAAAGCGATAAAGCCACCAACCAATACCGTCTTTAGTTACCCGGCAATGAGGCTTAGCCATTTCCGCAGCATGGGCTTTGGCTAATTGCCAAACCTCCCAAGGGTTAGTTATCAAACCATGATCGTCTTGGCAAGAATTTTCAAACGCAAGCCTTTCTTTTTCAATATCCATTATTCAACAATCCTGTAGTTATTTCGTTCAGCATATGCTAAGCACTCATCTTTACCCATATCTGAGGTTATTCGATAGTAATCGCCACAGTCGCTATGGGTTGAAAGAAAACACCAACCATTAGAGCATTCTAAATTGCATTCTTGCTCAGGCTTTGCCGTTTCTTCGGCATGAGCTTTGGCTAATTGCCAGCCCTCCCATGCTATCGACTTTTGAGATTGGGCGTCATACCCGCCGTCTTTTGCTGAACGATTTGTTGCTGGAAACTTTTCAGCAAATATCTTTTCAAACGCTTCACGCTCTTCTTCAATGTTCATGCTTCAATACCCCATTCATGTTTGAGAAACAGTTTAGCACGTACAACAATGCAGGTCGATTCATGCTTAAGTTCAATTTCGGCATATTCCCTTTCAGCGCCGCAATGGGAGCATGTTTCAATGTCTGAACAAATCCCGTTACCGCCTGCGTAGCTATGCGATTTAACTACAGCTAAGCATAGCTCTTTCGTTATTAGCATCATTCCACACCGCCTTTCTCGACAATTTCCATAGTTTGCGCATCAACTATGTGCCACCAATCGGAACCATCATATTGTTCAGTAGAAAGCGTTTGCTTTGCATCTTCTACCGATGCAAAGAAGCCTGCAAAATCAAGCCATCCGCCGCACGGATAATAGTCGTTACCTTTAAACAACAGAAATCTATTCATCACTTCCACCTATCTTTTCGGTTACGTTTGCGTTCACCCTTACCAACACGATGCGATTGTTCCACGTGGAACGTATACGAAACATCGGTTGGCAAATGAATTTTAGAGTTCACAAGCCCGATATTAGCTTTCATTTCTCTTTTATCGCTTGTCGCATAAACGCCGTACATTTTTTCAGCAGCATCTTTATCAACGATCACTGCATCGTAAACGCCTTGCTCAATATCTTTCATTTCGTCAAAGGTGCAGGTTTGTACATCTTTGCCATTGAAGCGACTTAGAACCTCTCGCATCAATTCGTGATCAGAACCAACGATTAAAATTCTTCTATTCATTTTTCAAGGCTCCAGCCAATTGGTTGAACATCGTAAGTTTGGGGAATTTCACGGCGCGCAAGCTCAAACCATCCTTGCGGCTGTGCAATGACTTCAAAGTTTCGGTTATGGCTTTGGTTCTTTTGAGTCATCATCGTTTTCAGTTTAGGCAACATCATTTTATCTTCGCCTAGCCTGATAGCAAACGACATACCTTCGGGGCAACCCATAAACAGGTCTTGGATCAATGCCCACACATCCTGCATGCTCAGGTCGGCCCGAGGCTTGCTTTGCGTCGAGGGGAAATAATCGAATTTAACATCGACGTGATTATCTTGCGAATCTTCGTCTTCAAGCCGAGTGATTTCAAACGTTGAGCCGATAAGCTTTTTGACAGTGAATCGTTTGTTCAGCGTCTTAGCTTTCTTGCTTACCTTCGAACGAAAGGCAGCAACATTTGAGCCTTCCGGCAAATCAAGGGCGAAGCCTTGGCCGACAGGACAATTCTCCAGACCATGAGCAAGCTGTGCCCACATGCTCGATTCGCGCTTGACTGCATTTGAGTGTTCAAGGTTTAGCATTTGTTTCTTCGCTCCGATGGTACAAAGGTACAGGTGAGGTACACATGGTACACCATACCCCTTGTACCTGTCCATACCCTTTGTACCCAAAGCATAGCTTTATACCCATCCATACCACTTGTACCTTTTCATTACAAGAAACATGGGGTTTGGTAATGGTCTACAGGCCACGTCTTTTCTATCTTTAATAATAATATATAATAATATATATATAATATATATATATAAAATACGATATGTACCACTTGTACCCGGTACATTGGTATGGGTACGTACCCCGACCCCTTTATAAGAATGTCTGTATCATTGCATATTGCCCCTATAGCCGCTGTTTACGTGGCTTACAGAGCATTACAAACGACATTTATTTTGTAATGAAAAGGTACAACGGGTACACCTATGGTACAAGGGTACAAACGTCCTAACCTCTACAGCCTGCGTAGAATAGGGCTCACGCCCCTAACCTTGCTCATACATACGACCATTCGAAATCAGGCCCATCGCAGCCTTAACCACGTCCAAAGCCCGCAGAATGTGGGCATTCGGGTAAAAGATTGTCGTTGAGCTTTACACGGTTGAATTGACCTGCTAACCTGCCGATCAAATCAATGCAAAGCGAACGAACAAGGGGTAACGAAATGTCGAAAACAAACAAAGAATGGCTTTTGCCAAGGGTGCAAGAAAAGGTGAATTATCTTGAGCGTCAACGTCAGGTAATCAGCAAGAAAGATTTGCCTGATCGTAAAGATTTGGTTGCGCTGTTGACTGGCGTGATTGGCATTGGCGGAAAGGCTTATCCAGAAGTTGAATACAGCAGAGGAGGCTTCGTTTTAAACGGCAGACAAAGCTTCGATAATTATTCAAGCGAAGTTTTCGGCTATCGTAAGCACAGTGCTACTTTTAAATGTATCGATAAATGTATTTTTCCGCCATACGGCGAAAGAGACGCATTGATCCACAATAATTACATTGACTGAAAGGAAGTAAAGCAAATGGCTAACAAGCGTTCGAAGTATTCCAATAATCGGCAAGCTATCCAAGACATTAGTAACAATTTATACGAAGCGGATTCGCGCAATACGAAGCTCATCGCGCAGATTCAACAAGAACGTAAAACGGGTCGTGCTGCGCGAGATAAACAAGAAAAGGCTTACGAAAAGCTTTCCAAACGCAATCTTCGTTTGGAAGGCATCATGCTTGAGCTTATCTATGTTATTGAAAGCATGGGTTATGCACAGCATGAAATGCTTGAAGATGCCCGCGATTACTTCGGCCCCGATGCCTGCGAACGCTTCATAAAGCTGCGTATCAATGAAGGGAAGCAAGGTGGCCGTACTGTTCGCCGCAATCCAATCACGCCTTTGGAGAACCAGTAATGCCAACTCCCCGCTTCACTGTCACGGTTCGGTTCAGCAACGGCCATATAGAGCGCAAGTCAACGGCGATTGACTCACTGACGCATGCGTACCGGCTCGCGTGGCGCTCAAACGACGGTCAGGCGGGGGACTCCTACGGCTTCGCAACTAGCGAGGCGTCGGCGCAGCGTGCGGGCCTTGGCATGCTCAAGCGGTTAGTTAAGAAACATAACTATATTATGGCCGGTCATGAGATTGAAGTCGTGCCGGTTAATGAGGAAATCAAACGCCGGGATGAGCGTAGCCGCTTTCTAAAGCTGTTTTGGAAGCCTAAAGATATGGATAAAGCATGGGATAGGGCGCTGCATTTCAAAGGCCGATATTTGCTCGTTCACGAAACCAATGCGGTTTGGGAGATTCGTTTTCTTGGCGAAGATTGGAAGGTCAGCAAAGCGACCGGCGAAATCATTTGGTTTTACCCCAATGGCAAGCGCGGTAAAGGCGGGCCAATCTTTTGCAAAACAGATTGAAAATAATGCTTGCGCTGGTGTGTGAAGGTGGATAGAATGAATCCATCGAAACCAAACAAGCAAAAGGAAAACGAAAATGAACAAGAAATCCGCAGTTTCAAACGCCCGCCGTGTTAACCGCCTTGTGATTCAACACAAGAAAGCTGGCCGAAAATGTGAGGCTAACCAATGCCTAGGAATGCGCAACCTTTGGATGGCCGAAGCGCGCCGAGCCTAACCCTAAACCCAAGCCCGCCTAGTGCGGGCTAAGTCAGTAAAGAAACCTCACAACGGAGCAAGACGAAATGGCCACATTCAGCATCCACTTCGAAAACCTCAAAGGCCATTCGCTCGCCAAAGACTTCGAGGGTCGTAGCTGGGAAGATGCAGTAGAAGCATTTCGCGATTGGTGCGTTACGCAAGGCGGCATGTCTAAATTTAAACTGATCGGCGTGAAAGGCATTACTTGCTAACCAACCCCGCCCACCTCAAGCCCCTTAATTGGGGCTTTGCCAGTAAAACCAATCGGAGTTATTGAAATGGCAACTATATTTTGGCTTTTTATCTGCGCGTTACTGGGCATTGATTTGGCAGAAGATCAAGTTGATAAAAAGTCCTGCCACGAACAAGGTGGTCATGTTTTCTTAACTCAATGCCAGACTGAACGCAACGGCGTAGTAGAAGTTCTTAACGCGCCTAAAAATAAATAGATGAGTCGAGTTATTGAAATGAAGAAAAGCAGATATCAAATGACTAACCGAGGTCGTAAGAATAAACCATGTTGGTATGTTGAAGATTTTCAAGGCGTAGAAGGCAGCGTTGGAAAATGCCTATTTGTTGATAGCCGAAAATTTGCAGCGGAAGGGCACTTAAAATGGCTTAGAGAAAAAGAAAAGTCAGAGGTGTCAAAATGACACTTCATATCAAATTCACAGACGAACAATTGCTTCGCATGAAAGAAATGTACGAAGCTGGTTCAAACACAACTGCGATTAGCAAAAAGTATGGAATTTGCCGCATTGCCGTAACGTTGCGTTTAAGACAAATGGGTTTAGAAATTCGTCAACGCAGCTATCCTAGCCGTGCAACGCCTGAGCTTATAGATAGGGTTAAATGGCTTCGCACGTTAGGCGTAAGATGGAAAGATATTGAAAAAGAAACCGGCCTCACCGAAGGCTATTTGCATGAGCTTCTTAGGCGCGAAAAGGCTAAAGAAAAATGATTCAACTCAACGGCGGTTTAGACGGGCGATGCTTTGCCAGAGTAAAGCTAACCGCCCCTGATCCTTTACCTCACGTTTCGCGCCGTGCGTTGAAGCGGGTAAAAGATTGGATATCGCCGCCGACTAAGTGCAATTGTTGCTTGACAGAAGGTGTGAAGCTTGTAAACAACGATGTTATTTACAGTCGTTCGTTTGGTAAATGGCCGTACGTTTATCTATGCCCACACTGCTCGGCTTACGTCGGCCTTCACCCTGATACTGATTTGCCGCTAGGCACACTTGCAGACAGCTTTGTTAGAGACGCCCGCAAAGCTGCGAAGATTCCTTTCTTTACTCTGATACGTATTCGTTGGACAAAGAAAGAACAAAAGTACGACACTAAACGTAAACGGTATGTTACGATAGACGTGTCGAATCGGAATGCCGCTTACAAGTGGCTTAGCGAGAAATCAGGGATTCCCCTAAAGCTTTGTCATTTCGCAATGTTTGATGAAGAGCAATGTGAAACGGTAATGCAAATTTGCTACAATGAACTTTTTGAGGATTGCTAAAATGGCTTACACTAAAGGTCCGTGGTACTTGCTTGAAACAAAAGGTGCAGATTTCACTTCGATTTCGACAAAAGACAAGCTGCCTTTGTCGGACTGGAACACAGATAAACAAGGTAACCCCGTCGAAGACACAATAGACGACGAAAACGAAGTGCTTGGAACAAGCGAATGGCTGCGAGCTAAGCCCGAAGACTTAAAGCTTATGGCCGCTTCGCCTGAGCTTTACGAAGCGCTGAAAAAAGCTCAGGCAATCATCGCAATGTTCATGCCGAACTTGCCTAAATGCTTCAATGTCGATTTCATGTTGCTTAATCAAGGTAATATCGAAATCGGTCAATTGATTGAACGCCTTCGGAGTATCGAAGAATGAAGACAATTTACCTTTGGGTTGCTGTCTGCACATCGCCCGCCCAAGATAGCTGCACAGTGATGCAGATGTATAAGGCGGAAGGCGCAACAGCAATGGTTCGTTGTCAGCGTGAAGAAGCCCGCGCTTTGCCTAAGCTGTTGGCTACCGGCGCGTCGATCAAGCACGGTTGCAAGACTATCGCTCAGTTTGAAAAGGAAGGTCTGTAATGTCAAAAACGGTTAGCGTCCAATGCGAGAATCCAAAATGCGGCGTTTGGTTCGATGCGCGTATGGCGGATAGAAAACGCGGTTGGGCGCGCACCTGTTGCAAATCCTGTGCATCTGTTCTGCGCATCATGGAAACAGACAAAGAAAATATGTTCTCTGAACGTGAGGAAAAATGAAATGACCGTCTCACAGCTAATTGAATTTTTAAAAACACAGCCCCAAGATTTACAGGTTATCTATCAGTGTATGAGCGAAAATGCACTGCTAGAAGAAAACTCCATTTACGTCGGGTATGCCTGCGAGCCTAGGGATGATGGTTGGGTTCCTAACAAACGACCAGACAAGCCAAGCCGACTATACTTGATTCTACCCGGCAATTAATTGCCGCGACTCAAGCCCCTTAACCGGGGCTTTTTCTTGCCCTGAATTCGGCAACCGATGATTGTGGGCAGGTCGGAAAATATTTTCAAATAAAGCTTGATTAGGTGTGTGAAGGTGGATAAGATGCATCCAACGAAACGGAAAACTTACCGGGAAAACAGAAAATGAATAAGCAAAAGCTTGAAGAACTGAAAAGCCGGTTTATGTCAAGATTAGTAGACGCAGAAGCTGCGATTGTTCGTCACACAGGTGTTCGCGGTTATGGCAACGAAACTTGCTTAGCAATGGCCGAAAATCGTGCGATTGCCTTGAAGCAAAAGATTTACGAAATCAACCTTATTTTGAATTAATTGGAGCAAGTGAAATGAAAACTCAAATTATCGTTGTAGCTTTGGCTTTGTTGACTGGTTGCACTGCAACACCGCTCCCTAAATCGGTTCCGGTTGATGTGAGCGAATGCCGTGCTGTTGAAGGCTCGCAGGTAAAAGTTTCTCGCGACGGTAAAGCCGCATACAAATACGATTGCAACGACATTGCTGTATGGTCGGTGTTGAAATGATCGGCTTCGATGCGGAAGTCACAGGCCATCTGACGGCGCTGGCTCTGGTGAACCGGGCATTGCGTGAGAACGCCCGGATAAACTGCGGTAAGGTTTGTGGTCCCGGCGCAGACGCTGTGTTGGTCTCTAGCCTGAACGCTCGTGAGACCGAAATGGCCTGGCTTGCACAGCGGGGAATGCTTCCGGATGTAGGCGATAGCGTTTATCGGGTTGCCCACACTTCTCCAGAGTCGTGAGGTTTTCAAGCACGTACAAAAAACCCGGCCTAGACCGGGTTTTATTTTAACCGACGTTTATTCGCCCCTTTGAGCTTCATAATCATCGCGCTCGGCATTTTGACGAATGATGTCGAGAAGTTCATCTCGTTCACTCAACAGTTCTTCATAGGTTGGCAATTTAGGCTTAGGGGTATGAAGGTTTAACTTCCGAATACCGCCTTCCACTTTCAAACCTGCTACAGTCGATTTAGTCAAATCTGCAAGACGAATAAAAGTCTGATCTCCGATTACCTCAAAAGGTAAGGCTTGGCTGTTTTCCAAAACCTTACGCTCTTCGAATAGGTCACGGTTCATCGCGTCAAACGCTGTGAACTTGTCGCCGTAACGAGCGCGCAACTTATCAATGTTCTGTTGTTGAAGCTTTTCAAAGCTCAAGCCTGCGCTGTTGGCTAGGATGGCTTGATACCAGAAAACATCGCCCAGTTCTTCGGCAACGTTGATCAGGTCGAAACCGTCATCGCCAAACATACCCGCGTTCAATGCTTCCAACAATTCACCGGCTTCGGTAGCAATGCCAAGAATTGCATGCAGTACATCGATGCCCTGATTCATAGCAAGCTGACAATCATCATGCTCTTGTACAGCCTCGGTTGAAAAGCAGTCAACCGGAATGCTATTACAATCGGGAATAGGCGTTTCACCTTCGTGCAATTGCTTTCCGTAAAACAACGACTTTTTGATTTTATCCAAATCCTTCAATACTGTAATCGCAGTGGCTAAAGTATCGCAGAAAAATTCAAACGAGACTTTGTCTGGATGGAATTGGTCGGATTTAGTAACGAGCGCTTGTTTGATGTAATCTTTCATTTTCAGTATTCCTTTAAAGGCCAAAGGCCGATGGGTTAGATATCATGAATGCTCGGGCGCTTGTCCCGAGTTTGGACAACTCGTTTCTAGGAACTTCGCGAATGTCGCCCCTGTCCATTAGGGTTTGAATTGTTTTCTTTATTGCATCAACTGGCCGACCCGACCTGTCCGTTTTGTATGAGGCTTTTTGCGAAAGACGCTTGTACAAATAGTTGTAAGGAACGATCCGTTCAACATATAGAGGCTCAGGGACGCCGTACGCCTTGATTTCAGAATAAGGCGATGTAAGAAAGTCTCTAAAGCAACCTGCAATGTCAAGCATTTGTCGGCTTTCCGAACCTTCGTGGCCGATTTCACCAGCGTCGAAACGTTGAAGCAAATCTTTGATATCTTCGTACGTCATCGATATGGCCCAACGGGCAGTTTCTTCGTCGATGATCGGGTGATACGGATCAACGCCGACAGCTACCAATGCTGCCAGCTTCAAAACTTTAATGTGACCCCGGTTCCAGAGGTGCGTTCTCGCCCCGCCTTTACCCGACTCAATAGCGTGGTTAATCTCTTTGTCGCAAAAGTCACGCCATTGCATTAACAGGTTTTGGCCGTCTTCGCTGTACTTAACGTTGATAACCTGATTTGTTTCATTCAGGGCTAAGGCGTTGGTACATATCGCAGCAACGCCTTTTAGCAACCCGTCAGATGGAACCGCATACATCGCATTTTCATTTTCACGCGGTCGCAATCCTTTGTATTCAATAATGTTAAATCGAGGCAAAAGACCAGAGCTAATCATTGCTTCATCGAGAATCTTATAGAACTCTTCCGGTGTAGATTCGCCCAGCAATGAAAACGCCGGGGCTACCGTGGCGTCGATAGAATCGTCTTTGCTACTGTTAATCGTAGCTTTAAATACATCGCCTTGCCCTGAAATGTTGTAAAGCTCAAGCAACATTTTCTTCAAGCCAGCTTTGGCCGGGTCAGCATTCGGGTGACAGATTCCTTGTAGCCAAAGCCCAATTTCTCCCGGCATTGCGACGAATGATTTAGAGTGCCGATGAAAATGTTTAGATAAGGCTTGCTGTGATGCAATCTCGCGAGGACCGATAAACGACTTCGCGTTAGGCGACAGCGGAGTAACTGCGTTAATTATCTTGTCGATACCTTTACGCATTGCTTCTTTACCGATGCCGGTCGCGGCGATAAGCAATGTGTATTGATTCAGCCCGGTTCCGCTGACGTTATACGCTCGTCCGCAGATGCCAGACATTAAGCCGATTGCACCGGCTAAAGCGATTTCGAATACTGGGCGGTTAGCGGCTTCAAAGATGAAGTCGGCCATCATTCCGATGACACCGGGAGGCGACGTATACGTTCTGCCTTGGCTAACATAGCTTTTGCTGCGCACTTGTTCAGTTACAGGCGGATGATTTACCGCTTCGGCTTTAGCTTGCTCTACTTGTTCTTGGGCCGAACGCCTAGCGGCTAATGCACTTTCAACTTGAATCTTTAGCCCTTCCATATCAATCGGAGTAGGGTCTTTATCGAAGCTTCGGTTGATCATGTGATCTACGTAATCATTACGCCAAGCTTTATCGCGTTGACCCAAGGCCGACATACGAAAGATGCGCGTAATCTGAGAACGGTTCTTTGTGTAGAAGCCTAGAATGTCGATTAGGCCAAAGTCAGCTTCTGATTGAGAACTGTAATAAACCTGCCAATTGCCGGTGTAAAGGTCGTAAAACTTAGCGCCGTTAGTGGCGTTGTAAGCTGTACGGCAGATATCGTCGTCTGTTTCTTTCTGCGGCTGGTCTGGCAATTCGGTATACACTTCCGCGCCACGACTCATTTCCGACCAAAGTTCGGTTATTAATTCTTGTCTTTCGGCAATTTGCAGATTCTTGCAAACGTTGCCCGTAACCGTCATGAAACGTTGCGTTGAATAAAGCTCAACCTGCGCACGCTTACGACCTTGAGAAACTGAGCCTTTGCAAAGAATGTGCAAGCCTCTACCCGAAGGCGAAACCTCAGAGTAAGAATCAAACAAATCGTGAATGAGCGAATGCCTATCCGCAATCTTTTGCGCTTCTTCTTGGCTGTAATTCTTGGACGGGTCAAACGGATCGTCCAAATCGATAAAGGTGAACGGGTCATTTTCAGACAACACAAACCCAATACCCGCGAAATAATCCGGGTGTGAATTGAGCATGTTAACCGCGCTCTCAAAGTCGCACCAATGCGACGGCGAATTCACAGACGCGGGATGGCCTTTAACCGAGTACGGAACCTTAGTAGGTTTGCCGTTCTGTTGCTCTTCTAAGCGCCAAAGCACGAAGCTATTATAAGCGCGTAGTTCATCAGGGACATTACGCAACATCTTAGCCCCTTAAATGGGTTCTTTATTAAGCAGCGGTTTCTTTGATAGAAACTCATAAAGCCTCTGAATTTTGTCGGCTCCGGGCTCTTTGTATTTGCCCGCAATTAGGAGGTTGAGCCAAGATTTGCTAACCTTGCATTCCCCGGCAATCGTGTCGAGGTCGAGCGTCACAGGGCGCGTCTTAAGCAGGGCTACAGTGTGGGCAGTGATGGTAGTTGGTGGGTTCTGCATGGTCAGCGTCTCCAAAATATGGGCCGACGATACACGTAAAAATCCTAGACGTAAAGTGCAGCATCCTGTTGACAAGGCAGATTTGTTGCTCTAGGATGCCCACACATTCCAAGCAATCGATCCGAGGTAATACCAATGAACACCCCCGTAAACACTGGTTGGACTCAAGCCATCAATTACGCGACTGCGCCGATTCAAACCATTCTTGCTGTGAAAAAGGAAGGTTTGACGCCGGATGACTTCATTACCGTTCGCGACCGCTTGCTGGTCCTGTGGGACGAGTCGAAGAAGAAGCTCGAAACCGCCAAAGAAGACGAAATGACGCTTCGGAAAGCGTTCGTTGATTTCGCGTCGGATGAAACCAAAACCAGCGGTACGGAAAATATCGAACTGGGCAACGGCTATCAAGCCAAGGCTGTGAAGAAAGAAAACTACGGCTTCATCAAAAGCGCAGAAGGCAAGATTGACAAACGCGCCATCGATAAAGCGTTGGATGAAATCGAAAACACTATCGATGGTGGTGCCATCTTCGCTGAACGTTTGATTAGCTGGACGCCTTCGCTGTCGTTGACCGAGTACAAACAAATCCCGGCAAGCGCGAAAGCAATCATTGATAAAGTGATTGTTGTTACTTCCGCTGCGCCGACTCTGGAAATCAAAGCACCGAAAGGTAGCAAGTAACAAACGAGGTGTAAAATGGCTCCGCATGAACTGCGCGTTATTGAAGAGAAAAAAGAGCTTGAAGAAAAGCTTTCTAAACTTAACGACTTTCTTTCATCGCCCGCTCGGTTAAAATTGGGCGATAAGGAAACTGAACTTTTGGTAACGCAGGCATCGTGCATGAATGAATACGTCGGTATTCTTGCAGAGCGCATTGCGTTGTTTCAAGCCGGTGCGGCCTAATGAACGCTTCGCAACTTCGCCCCGCCGGTCAGTGTGCGCAGAAGTTCGGCGTTAAAGCTGTGTTGTACGGCGGGCCGGGGGCAGGTAAAACTCCGTTGGTTAATACCGCACCTTCGCCTGTGTTGTTGGCGATTGAGCCGGGTTTGCTTTCTATGCGGAATTCGAGTGTTCCTACTTGGACTGCATATGAGCATAAAGACGGTGTTGCGGCGGGCGTTGCTGAATTCTTTACATGGTTTCATGGTAGCGCCGAAGCTAACAAGTTTGATACACTTGCGCTTGACAGCGTTAGCGAAATGGCCGAAGCTATTCTTCGTGCTAAGTTTAAAACGAACACGAACAAACTAAAAGCATACGGCGATATGTCTTTCGATGTAATGGACATTCTTACGAAACTCTATTACACTCGAAACAAGCATATTTGCTTAATTGCGAAACAGTTTGTCGATAAAGAATCCGGTCGTAAACGCCCGAGCTTTCCGGGGCAAGACCTTGATACAAAAGTGCCGCATTTCTTCGATGAAATCTTGCACTATGCAAAACTACCGGCAGGCACCATTCCCGGAGTGATGCACGAAGTAAAAGCAATTCGCACAATGGAAACATTCGACATTATGGCCCGCGACCGTTCGGGCCGGTTGAATGAGTTTGAAGAACCAAACCTCACAACTATCTTTAACAAGTGTATGTCCTAAAGGAACGCAGAAAATGACACAATTGATGACTGGCCCATTCAACGCGATGAACTATGACCCGGAATTGGGCGTTCCCCAATTGCCGCTGGGTCTGAAACAACCAGCCCGCCTCGTATCTGATGAAGTTGTCGGCGCAAAAGGCAATGCGAGTAACGGTTTTATCGCGTTTGAAGTCGAAATCATTGACGGGGCGAACAAAGGTGCGAAAGGCGTTTATCGCCTGAACATCTACAACCAAAGCGAAAGAGCGGTTGAAATCGCTTATCGTCAACTTTCGGCGCTGTCGATTGCTTGCCAAACTCCGCACTGGCAGGACACTCGCGAGCTTTACAACAAACCTTTTCTCATCGACGTTACTCCGCAAAAAGCGACGGAACAGAACGAAGGTAAAGGCTATACCGAAATCAGCGCAGTGTATGACGTGAACGGCAATCGTCCGACACGCCAAGGCGCTACCGGTCAAACTCAACAGAACAACCAGCAACAGAACAACGGCCAACAGCAAGGAAACGGGCAAGTTGCATGGAACAACAACGGCGGCGGTCAACAGAACAACGGTCAAGCTACCGATCAAGGCCAGCAACAAAACAACAACGGCCAGCAAGGGAACTGGAACAACGGTCAGCAAGGCAACCAGCAAGGTAACCAGCAACAGGCCGACCAAAACCAGCAACAGAACAACGGCCAGCAAAACGCCGGTAACTGGAACAATACGGGCGGCGGTCAGCAACAGAACAACGGCCAGCAGAATGGCGGCGGTACTACTCCGCCTTGGATGCAAAAGTAAATTTACACCGCTTCACATAACGGGCTTCGGCCCGTTATTTTTTCTTATCTTTGCCGGGGTTAGCATGAGCGATATTTTCTCCAACAACTCAATACTTGAAACCCCTGTTATCGACGATGGTGAAATCTCGCCTGAACGTCGAATTTTTCTTGCAAACAAAATTCAAACCGATATCGAAGAATGGTCGAAAGTTACTTACGCTGACAATTACCGTTGGCACTTGGGCGCATCAATAATCGGTCGGCCTTGTGACCGTTTCTTATATGGAACTTTTCGTTGGTTTAAAAAGAATACTGCCGACGGTCGTACGCTTCGTTTGTTTCAGCGCGGAAAAGATGAAGAAGCGCAGATGAACTATTTGCTGCGCGGAATAGGGTTTAATGTTCAAGAAGTTGACCCTCAAACCGGCAAGCAATGGAAAGTTAGCTTTCATCATGGTCACTTCGGCGGATCGTCAGACGGTATTATTCAGTTCCCACACTCTTACAGTCAGCCCGGTGATTTTGTTCCTGAATATAAAACGTCAGGTACAGGCTCAAAGTTTAACAATTTAAATAAAGACGGGCTTGGAATTGAAAAGAACAAAGATGAGCATTTCATTCAGCAAAGTATTTACGGATACGGTCGCAAGATCGGAAACGGCGTTTATGTTTGCTGCAATAAAAACGACGATAGTCTTTACGTTGAAGTAACAAAGCTTTCTATTGAAAAAGCAGAAGCCGGTTTACGTCGTGCTGAAAACATTATCGCCACTGATTTTGTTCCGGCAATGATGGCTAAGGCTAAAGAAACTTATTTTGAATGCCGACTGTGCTCATTTCATGGGATTTGCCACCTTGGCGAAAAGATTGATAAGAACTGTCGAAGCTGTGTTTATTCGACTCCGATAGCCGGGGCTGAATGGCGTTGCACTAAGTACGGTCACGATATCCCGCGAGAGTATGTGCCTATCGGCTGCGATGAATACAAGGCCGTTCTATGAATCAAATGGTTCAAACCCCTATCGCCCAGTACGTCGCTCGTTATTATCAGGACGAAGCGGCGGAAGCGCCATTTGAATTTTTTGCCAACAATGCCGAAGGCAATCCGCTTATTGCCCTGCCGACTGCATCGGGTAAAAGCGTTGTAATACCTTTGTTTTTGGTAAAGTGTTTTGAACGTTACCCGCTTGCTAATATGCGGTTTCTTATCGTTGTTCCTAGTAAAGATTTGGTTAAACAGAACGTTGAAAAAATGCGCAGCCTTTTGCCGAATGTGCCTATCGGCATTAACTGCGACGGATTAAATCAACGCGACACAATGCACCCGATAGTTATTGGCACCCCCGGCAGTCTGGTTAGCATGCTAGAAGAAATCGGCCATCGGGATTTAATGCTGGTCGATGAAGCACATACCATCCCTGAAAAAGAGAATGCGGTTTATAACCGTATAATCATTCGTCTGCGTGAAATAAATGAACTTCTTAGAATCATCGGCCTAACTGCGACTGCGTACGACAATTACGGAACGCTTATTCAACATGACCCGATCACTAAAAAAGCGATTAGTTTGTTTAGTGAGATTATTTACGACCGCACTAAACCGGAAGATTTTTTAGAGTTTATCGCAAAGCGGTGGCTGTGCCCGCTTATTCCTGTTGGTACTGAAACCAAATACGATATTTCAGATGTTGGAATGTCGAAAGGTGACTTTAATCAACAGCAGTTACAGAAAGCCACGGACAAGCACGAAAAGACTGTTGCGGCTGTTGCCGAACTTATAAAAGTCGCTAACCTTAGAAACCGCCATTGCGGACTAGTTTTTGGCAACGGTATTGAACACGCCGAACATATTTGTGAAGAGCTTCAACTACAGGGTGAAACGGCAACTGTAATTCACTCTAAAATGAAAGATTCTGTTCGCGATGAACGTTTACGCGATTATCGTCAAGGCAAATACCGCTGGATGGTTAACAACGGTGTTTTGACTACAGGCTTTGACCATCCGCCTATCGATATCATCGGTGTTATCAGACACACTTGTTCTATCCCGCTATGGGTTCAAATCCTTGGCCGGGGTCTTCGTGTTTACGACTGGATGGATGAACGTTTGTACATCCCCGGTTTTGAATTTACAAAAACTGAATGTATCGTTATGGACTTTGCGGATAATACTTCCCGGCTAGGTCCAATTGATGCACCTCTATTTAAAAAACGGTCAAAAGGTGAAGGTGGCGATGCCCCAGTTAAAATATGCCCTGTCACGTACTGCAAAGCTTACAACTATGCTTCTAGTCGCTTTTGCTATATGTGCGACCACGAATTCAAGTTCGAAACAAAATACACCGGACAAAGTTCGGGCGAGGCCATCTTATCCAATTCGGAACCTGTGCTATATTCAGCCAAGGTTGGAAACATTACATACGCCAAACTATCGTCAGGCGGTATAAATATTCTTCAAGTTGTTTATCATTGCGGTTCTAAAAAGTACACTGAGATTGTTTGCTTAGAACATACTACCGCTGCGGCGCGTCACGCTCATGGCTGGTGGTTAACCCGCTCAGAACCCGGAAGCCTTATCCCGTCAAAGGTTGATGACGCTTTACGTATTGCGTACAAGCTCAAACGTCCACATACGATAACCGTTGAAGTTTCCCCCGGTGCAAAATATCCGAAGGTAGTACGTCATGAATTCTAAAAGCGCGTTAGAGTACAAGCTTAAAAGGTATGAGCTTGACAACATTCGTTTGCGAGCCGAAGCGGCTTTAGCTAGACACGAAGGCGGGCATAAGTCTTGCCTCAGTTGTCACCATTGGAGTGATCCAGAAACAAAATGCATTAAGTATAACATGACCCCTCCTTTAAAGATTATTGTGTGGTCTTGTCCTGATTTCGATCATCCTTTAAACTTAGACGATATTCCTTTTTAAGAGGCTTGCTAAATGGCAGTCAAGCGCGGTCGAAACAAAGAAATGAGCGAAGAGAACAAAGCGCTTTTAGCGGCTGTTCAGAAAGTGACCTCAATTCAGAAAGGAACGAATCTTACTGATCGGCAATCACACTGCCGATTCTTTAACGGGTACGTTGTGGCAACAAACGATATCGTCATTTACGGTGTGCCTGTTACCGGCCTGTCTGTGGAATGTTGCCCACACTCTAAAACGCTCGTGGCTGCGCTTGAACGCTGTCAGGGTGAAATCACATTCGTGCTTGAGGGAAGCGTGCTAACCGTCAAGTCAGGCAAAATCCGCGTACCTGTGCCCTGTCTGGACGGCTCGACGCTCGCTGACCTGCAACCGGACGGCAGGCAGGGGGATGCATCGCCAGCACTAGCAAAGGCGCTGGGGCAGGCCGCTGGGCTAGTGCTGGAAACGGCCAGTAACCTCATGTGCCGCGCCGTGTTCATGGGTCCGGGCACCGTTGAGGCTATCCATGACGCCAAGGCTGCGATACAGATATGGCACGGTGTAAGCCCCCTGCCTAACATCGCAATGCCGAAAGATAGCGCAGTTGCGATAAGCAAGAATGACTCACCGTTAGTTGCCTTGGGTTTGTCTAACGGAACTGCTACGTTCTGGTTTGAAGACAATTCTTATCTGCGTACTTGTCTGTATGATGTTAAAGGCCCGGACTTCGATAAGCTGTTCGAATGCAAAGTTATGGACGAGCCTAAAAAGCTTGAGTCTGAATTCTTTGAAGCAATCAAAACGATGATGCCGTTCAGCAAAGTTACGCTCGACGAAGCATCGACTGAGGCGGTCTGTTTCGAAGACGGTAAAGTGTGGGCAGGTCGTCACGCTCACAGCGATGTTGCAAGCATCGATTATCAAGATAGCCCCGTTACTGATGGGGTATTCAACGGTAATTATATTTTGATGTTTGAAAAGTTTGCTCAGACCGTTGTCCACGACCAATATAATTGCAAGCTTTATTTTGCAGGCGAATCAATACGTGGCGTGCTTATGGGCATGAGGGCTAACTAAATGTCTACGTTCGGTTTCGTTTCGCCTGTTAAAAAGAAAGAGGTTAAAAACCTAACTTTCACGCATCGTGAACTAAAGCCGATTAACGAAATCCAGCCTCACGAATTTGCGGCAATGGTTGGCGATGAAGTAATACTTGACGTTGAGTGTTACCCTAATTATTTTCTTATCGCTTTGCTACATATAAAAACAGGTAAAGCCGCAATATTCGAAATATCGCCAGATTCAAGCATCGATTGTATGAAATTGGCAT